AATTTTCTCCACACTTTGTAAATTGTTTTAGTCTTGAGTGTGAAGTTGGTCTTGATGTTAATAAATATCCTGGTTTTACATCGTATATTTTCATTGTTTCTGGACAACCAATGAAAATTTCTCTATGGAAACTTCTGCCAAGTGCCATTAAAGAAACACCAACAGCAGTTATATCTTGTTTTGACCTCACTGTTAAATTATATACCTTTCTTTCAGTTCTATCTCCACCAACTTTTCTTTTTACTCGTTTTGCGTGAAGAGATCTTTTCCAAGTAGGAGTAACTCCACCCTGTATTGGAGTTTTTACTTTTAAAATTCTTGTCACATAATCAGATAAATCTGAATATATTATAACTCTAGTATAATGATAATCCGAAAATGTATGGTGTCCTTTTTTAAATTTTATTTGGGATAAACTTTTTGGGTGTCTTTTATAACCTGCTCTTTTGAGTGCTGTTCTATCTGATATATTTTGCCTTCTTTTATTTTCCTCATAACTAAAATAGTCCTTTCCAGGACCACGGGGATATAATAATCTTCCAACAGTTCTTTCCATTATTATTCATTAATTGTAATTGTTGAACTGGTTGCTACAACTGTTCCCGAAGTACTTCCAGTTCTAACTTCTAATGTGAATGTTTCCTTATCGTCGGCAACTCCATCATTTCTGGCAGTTAAAGTTACAGAACCAGTATTGTTGTTAATAGTGAAAGATCCGGAAGTTGTATTTTGAGTAAAGTCTGCAGATGAAACATTACCACCACCACAAGTCCAATATAGAGTTGTTCCATTTGCAACATTAGTTGTAGTTATTGTAAATGTTGTAGATTGTGGAGATCCTGCACCAGATGTTTCATAAATTGTTGTTGCTGTCTGTGTAATGGAATATGTTGGAGGAGATGATGTAGTTTCAGTCGATGCTGTTTCTTGAGATAGTCCAAGTGCCACGCATTTTGCATTGTATATCTGAGCAACTTCTGCGTGAGTTAATTCTCTATTATAAATTAATGCTTTGGCAACCTCTCCATCAACATTTCCTGCTGCTCCAGCATTGGCACGACCGATAGCAACATTTGTTCCCGTTGATGTGTCAATAGCTCCAGCAACATCACTATAATTTGTAAGTTTTTGTGCGTTATGGTATAAGGTTATGTTGGGAATATCATTAGCAGCACCGGATGCAGCAGTAAGTGTATTAGTTCCTGATGTTCCTGATACTGCTTCTGTATCAGTTCCGGTAATACTTGAAGTTCCTCCAGAACCTCCATCATTACCAGCACCGGCACCGCTGCCGCCACTACCAATAGTTACTGTGAATTGCTGGCCAGGAGAAACAGTCCAACTTCCATATGAAAGAGCACCGCCGCCACCGCCGCCGCCGGTTTCATCACTTTCTTCCGAACCACCACCACCGCCGCCACCACCAACAATTGCAGCAGAAACTGATGTTACTCCACTAGGAACTGTGAATGTTCCACTTCCGGCAAATGTTTGTTGTGTTGACGCAGATGAAGAAGCATTTGAGGGATATGAATAGCTACCCCAAACAAATCTTGCCCTACCAGGTCTACCAGATCCACCATTGTTATCGGATCCATAGGCACCACCGCCTCCTCCACCATAATTACCACCAGAAGCTCCAGTACCGGATCCAGCAGATCCTGCAGAACCACCAGAACCTCCACCACCAGGATTGGTTGTTCCTCCACCACTTCCCGAAGTACCTTGACCATTGGATACTTCTACACCACCACCACCATCGCTTCGGCCGCCACCGCCGCCACCACCACCAGTTCCTGCTGCTCCTGATGGGCTACCGTCTTGGTCACAACCTCTACCACCATTGCCGGTATATCCACCAGCACCGCCGCCGCCTCCAGAATAAAATGGACTCTGCCTATTAGAACCGGTGCCGCCTTGGCCGCCAGATCCTTGTGATGCAGCTGCTCTTGCCGCACCACTAGCAGTACCACCATTTCCACCAGATCCACGATTTTGTCCACCTCCACCACCACTTGCTTGCAAATAAGTGTTGGTGAACGTTAAAGTAGTATTGGATAATGTAGTCGTAAGATTATTGGATAATGTAATAGTACCTGCACTACTATTAAATGCAGTAACTGTTGTACCACCAGGAACTCCAGTTCCACTAACTACAGTGTCTCCTGCTATAAGAAAGTCAAAAATAGGAGATGGTGCACTCGCACCAGAACCACCAGAACAGGTGGCAGCAATCATATTCCAATTAGTTGTGGTCAATTGTTTTGTTGCTAATCTAGAAGCACCTCCAATAGCTAATCTAATCTGTCTTGCTGTTGTAATTTCCATTGCCCACTTTTGACCATTAGTGGTAGGGTCTCCCCAAGTTAAAAGTCTTTGAACTGCAGATGGTGGTGATGCATCAAGTTTAAAAAATACAATGGAAGTTCTTGCTGTTGTGCCAGTAACTCCATTATATCCAGACAGATTTACATAGTCATCAACGCCATCAAATACTACTTTACCAAAGTTTCCAGTGTTATACGCAGCACCATTGGTCAAGGTTCCAGTATAGTTACTTGAACCTAAATCTTGAACATTTCCTGCTGAAGGATCATTATGTTCAGAAATCTGACCATCATAATGATATTGGAGACCACTTGTAGGAATACCATCGGTCCCATAAAAATTGGAAAAACTTATGGCACCAGTCGTTGGAGCATTATCTTGACCACGATACTCACCAAGCTCTAGTGGATTCTTTCCACCGAACTCGCCTGCTATTTGTGATAAAGATATTGCTCCAGAACCTTGTAGTGTCATAAGTTTTTATTTACCTTCAGGCAGTTGTTCCAATTCCAACATTTGGATCAACAAAAGTAATTGCTCCAACAGCAACCTTATTCTCAACTCCTCTGAGTTGACCTTCAAAAATCTCTTGAAGATAATCTGCGTCTATAGAACCATCTTCCAAATGTGGAATGTTGATAGTCCTTGTATGAGTATAACCTTCCGCGTTAGTGTAAGTAACTTCGACTGTTGAATCACTAGGTGAATAGTCTGCTACTGTATATGTAATGCTCATTGATTTTCAGTTCCTTTTTCTGATGTTTCTTCTGATGTTTCTTCTGATGTTTGAATAACTTCTGGTTCTGGAAGTTTAGCTCCCTTTGATTGAAGGTATTCAATAATACCTTGAAGTTTCAAAGCACTTTCTTTTCTGATGTTAATTTCAGTATTCAACTGGTTAATCTCATTAACCAGTTGTCTTTGCCTTTCAAATGCAGTTGTCAAATTTTGTTGTTCTTCAGACATTTTTTTGAATAATTATTTTTACTATTTATAACAAATCAGGAAATTAATTTGATTTCAACTCATTAATTTCTTGAGTCAATTTATTTATTTGATTTTGTTGTTCTTTAATTGCTTCAACCAGCAATGGAACAAGTCTCTCATATTGAATTGTTAAGTAGTTCTCTCCAGATTTAGATTCTCCATTTGATTTTGTATCAAATGGTGCTGGTGCAACTGCCTGTGGAAGAATATCTTCAACTTCTTGTGCGATTAAACCAATATCATTCTTTTCATACTTTGGAGTAAATCCAAGTTCTTTTGATTTCTCATTCCAATCAAATGTATAACCATTAAGTTTTTGTACTTTCTCAACTGGAGATTCAATATGGTTGAAGTTTTCTTTCAGTCTTCTATCAGAAGAGTATGCTGTGACATTACCAGATGCTGCAATATTTCCAGAACCATCAGTTCTTACAATTGTATTCGCACCTGTTGTTGCAGCATTGAGACCATCAAGTAAATCTGCATCTAATCCAGAACCTGATCCATCGTTCGACGAATCCCAGACAGTTCTCCATCCTTGTGGACTATTATTTGAAATTAATTGAGTCCTTATTTGACCAGCACCAGTACCGGTCATTTGCATAGCAATAGTATTGCTATAATAATTATAAGGATTTCCATGACCCATTCTGATTGTGTTATACCAATCTGTAGTGGGTGCTAATCTTGTATCTGAAATACTAGCAGATTGCTGATACTCCAGAGCATTTGATGGCGATCCTGTAGTCGCAAAAGCATTACCTGTTAAGTAATCGGAACTAGTAGCACTAGTAGCACTAGTAGCAGTAGCAGCATTACCTGTAATATTAATTCCCCAAGTTCCACTAGCATCACCACCAGTTCTTGTTGGAACATTGAGAGATGATCTCATTCCAGTTGCATTATTTTTTCTGATATAGTTGTCTGTTGAGGAATAGAAAATAGTATCGGCAGTACGAGTACCAGTTCCATGGCTCATATTAAAGTATGCCGCGAAACCATAGTTCATATACAAGTGACCACTGCCATCTCTCAGTGCAATAGTATTTGCATTTCCTCCAGTTGCAGTGCTATATCCATCGAGTAAGTCAGCATCGAGACCAGAACCTGATCCATCATTACCTGCGTGCCATACAATATTAGCATTGCCTGCGTAGATATTATTTGAAGCAACTCTTAATTGACCTGTCGATTCAATTTGGAACAACTCGGAAGTTCCATTTTGGAATACGAATCCTCTGTTTGTACCTCCAGTCATCCTGAAGTACATATTATAATCGGAAGTGGTATCTAATCTACCACCCCAAGTCGTATTTCCTGATGCGGACATCCAAATTTTATAGTTATCACTATCCCAGAATCTGATGCCTCTACCGTCAGCAGCAGCAATTCTTGCGTCTACACTGTTTCCAGCATCTGCTCTAAAGAAGCTTCCACTACTCAGTCCATCGAGTAAGTCTGCATCAAGACCAGAACCTGCTCCATCATTGCCTGCGTGCCAATACTTACTACCACTATTGTCCGAACTACCTTTCCAAAGATCCCCATCTGGACCCATCCAAGCAACAGTAGCCGAATTACCACTACCGAATGCAACACCTTGAGTACCTGCGTAATAATTTAAATATGTAGCGTTAGTAGAAGCAGCAGCGTCTAAATGTAAGTTTCCGTCAGTAGTGACAACGCTTGCCATCTCTGTACCAGTTGCAGTTCTTCCGTTACCACCAACACGTAAATATGATGACCAACTACTATTTGGACCAAAAGTAATGTGATTATCTGCACCAGTAGTCAGGTTTCCAGTGAAAGTATCATTAGCATCAGATCTTAAGAACTGGGAACTATCAATACCGTCTAAAGTTCCAGCACTACCAGTAATACTTCCACTAGAGGTTATATAACCAGCACCATTAGTCAGTTGGTTGTTATTAGTTGGAATTGTTGGTTTGTTAGATAAGTTATTGTAGTTAAGATAATAGGAACCTTGTTGACCATCAAGTAAGTCAGCATCAAGACCACCACCAGAACCTGCTCCAATAAATGTTCTAATAGCAGCAGCAGTACCATGTCTAATAAAACCATCATTTCCAGTTTCAACACAAACCTTTGTTACTCCAGATGTAACATCATTTGGAGTGGTGTTGAAATAATTTGCGTAAATGTATCCAGAACTATGTCTTTGAACTATTGTGTTATTTGATGCTGATACTGAAGGTTGTAATCCATCAAGTAAGTCAGCATCTAAACCAGATCCAGCACCATCATTACCTGCGTGCCATATTGTGTTTCCTCCAGTTTGGATAACTCCATTACTTTGAAGTTTTAATGCACTATAATAAGTTGATGTATCAGAAGTAGATAATTTTATTTCCAATCCAACATTTGGTGCAACACCACTTGCAGTATGTCTGTAAAGATCAAAGTCTGCAGCGCCAGCATAAACTACACCACTTGTACCATCTCTAAGTAAACGCATTACATTAGTTTGAGACGCTGTTTGATCAACTCCTAATGAAGATACTTCAAGAGCAGTATTTGTTCTGACCATAGAAGCAGTATCGCTTACAGGTCTACCTACTCGCAGATACTTATCACTTATTACTAAATTGCCTGTAGTGGTATCATCAGCATCAGACCTCAAGAACTGGGAACTATCAATACCGTCTAAAGTTCCAGCACTACCAGTAATATTAATTCCCCAAGTTCCACTAGCATCACCACCAGTTCTTGTTGGAACATTCAAGTAGGCGCGAATAGCAGAAGTACTATTACAAACTCTTAGATAGTTATCACTGCTACTATTAGTACGGAATACTATTCCACCGTTAATTGTACTTTGATCCGCGAATGTCTGGCGAATTAATCTTGCATAGATGTCACCGGATGCATTTCTTCCCGCAACAGTATTTGCAGTTGCAGCATTATCCACCAAGTTTTCGCCATCAAGTAAATCAGCATCTAAACCAGAACCTGATCCATCGTTACCTGAGGTCCAAATACCCAACTGACTGATAAGAGTGGCAGGTGTAACATACCTTATATAATCATCATTTGAAGCATAAATTTTGTTTATAGTTGAAGTTGTTGCGCCGCTAGTAGTGTTTATCCACCCTAACTGAAGATAACCATTGCCGTCTCTAACTGGAATTGTATTTGCGGCATTTCTTGTAGTACTTGCTGAATAACCATCAAGTAAGTCTGCATCAAGTCCTGAACCTGATCCATCATTACCAGCGTGCCATACCGTATTAGCATTGCCTGCGTAGATATTATTTGATGCAACTCTTAATTGACCTGTTGATTCAATTTGGAACAGTTCCGAAGTTCCATTTTGGAATACGAATCCTCTGTTTGTACCTCCAGTCATCCTGAAGTACATATTAAAATCGGAAGTCGAATCTAGTCTTCCTCCCCAGGTTGTATTTCCTGAAGTAGACATATAGACCTTATATGCATCATTATCATAGAATCTAACACCTCTTCCATCTGCTGAAGCAAATCTAGCATCTACAGTATTTCCAGTATTTGCTCTAAAGAATGCTGTAGAATCTAAATTATCTAAAGTATCTGCATTTGTTGTTGTCAATCCTCCAGGACCTTGGATACCTTGAGTTCCCTGAGTACCTGTAGTACCTGTAGTACCTTGTCTACCTTGAATACCTTGAGTTCCCTGAGTACCTGTAGTACCTGTAGTACCTTGTCTACCTTGAATACCTTGAGTTCCCTGAGTACCTGTAGTACCTGTAGTACCTGTAGTACCTTGTCTACCTTGAGTTCCCTGAGTGCCCTGAGTGCCCTGCAATCCAGCAACCGTTGTTGGATCTACCCAGTCAGTTCCTGTAGCAGTTGATTTAAGAACATATCCAGATGTTCCTGCATCATTATTAGAATCATAATATGCTCCAGTAACTCTTAGGTTTCCATTTACATGAAGTTTTTGTGTTGGATTTGTTTCACCAACACCAACATACTCAGTTGAACCGTAAGGTGCTAATTGAATTGTTCCATCAGCATCAACATCAATGCTTGGAATGCCCGTAACATCACCAACAGCAAAGATAGAACCTGTAGTCAGATTATTTGTAATGGAGAATAATTGTCCAGCAGAACCTTCAAATGAAAGTGTTCCTGTACTATTATCTGGAATAATATCAATGCTTGTACCAATGCTAACCGTAGATGCAATTGAAACGTCACCATTTACCGTTAAAGTATCACCATCAAATGTAAAATTGGAAGAACCTGTTGGAACATTTGATGAATTTTTATAAACAACTTGATTTGCTGAACCTGCTACTGGTCCTGTAGTACCTTGTCTACCTTGAGTTCCCTGAGTGCCCTGAGTGCCCTGAGTACCTGTAGTACCCGTAGTACCTTGTCTACCTTGAGTGCCCTGAGTTCCCTGAGTTCCCTGAGTACCTGTAGTACCTGTAGTACCTTGTCTACCTTGAATACCTTGAGTTCCCTGAGTACCTGTAGTACCTGTAGTACCTTGTCTACCTTGAGTTCCCTGAGTGCCTTGAATACCTTGAGTGCCTTGAGTTCCCTGAGTACCTGTAGTACCTGTAGTACCTTGTCTACCTTGAGTTCCCTGAGTGCCTTGAATACCTTGAGTGCCTTGAGTTCCCTGAGTACCTGTAGTACCTGTAGTACCTTGTCTACCTTGAGTTCCCTGAGTGCCCTGAGTGCCCTGAATACCTGTAGTACCTTGTCTACCTTGAGTTCCCTGAGTGCCCTGAGTTCCCTGAGTTCCTTGAATACCCTGAGTACCTTGAATACCCTGCAATCCAGCAACCGTTGTTGGATCTACCCAGTCAGTTCCTGTAGCAGTTGACTTGAGAACGTATCCCGATGTTCCCGCATCATTATTGGAATCATAATATGCTCCAGTAACTCTTAGGTTTCCATTTACATGAAGTTTTTGTGTTGGATTTGTTACTCCAACTCCAACATATTCATTAGATCCAAAAGGTGCTAATTGTACTGTTCCATCAGCATTAACATCAATGCTTGGTAGTCCAGAAACATCATTAACTGAGAAAATAGATCCTGATGTGAGATTATTTGTAATGGAGAACAACTGTCCCGCAGAAGCTTCAAAGGAAAGTGTTCCAGAATTTAAAGTATCATAAGGAATAATATCTATGATTGTTCCAATACCTACCGTCGAAATAAAGTTTCCTGTATTTGCAATAATTTCTCCACTAATTGTCAAATTACCAGTCTTTGTCTGCGCAGTTCCTGATGTATTAATATAATAAGAACCTTGCTGCCCATCTAGTAAATCCGCATCCAATCCGCTTCCCGATCCATCATTACCAGCGTGCCATACGATATTAGCATTACCTGCATAAATGTTATTTGATGCAACTCTTAGTTGTCCAGTAGATTCAATCTGGAACAGTTCCGAAGTTCCATTTTGGAATACGAATCCTCTGTTTGTACCTCCAGTCATTCTGAAGTACATATTAAAGTCTGAAGTTGTATCTAATCTACCACCCCAGGTTGTATTTCCTGAAGCAGACATATAGACCTTATATGCATCATTATCATAGAATCTAATTCCCCGTCCGTCTGCGGCAGCAATTCTTGCGTCTACACTGTTTCCAGCATCTGCTCTGAAGAATGATGATGCCTGAAGACCATCTACAGTGTCCGCATCGATACCATTTCCAGAACCTTCATCGGAAGTTGTAAGTAACCTAGCAGCATTGTAATAAGGTGCTTTATTGAATACCCACTTATCTCCAGTGGATGCATATGTAATAGAAGCACTAGAACCATCAAGCGTAATACCACCACCATCAGAAGCTGCAGCATTGGCAGCACCAGAAGCAAGAGTAATATTCTTATCATCAATAGTTACTGTGGTTGAATTTACAGTTGTTGTTGTACCATCAATCTGCAAATTACCTTTAACTACAACAGTTCCTGAGTTGTCACCGATTGTTGTTGGATCAATTACAAAGGTTGCTGGTCCATTAATCTGATTTGCATATAAAGAAGTTCCATCAAAGGTCAGATTTGCAGAACCTGTTGCAATATTGGAACTATTTTTGTAAACAACTTGATTTGCTGATCCAGCTACTGGTCCTGTAGTACCTTGAGTTCCCTGAGTTCCCTGAGTACCTTGAGTTCCTTGGACACCTTGAGTTCCTTGTCTTCCTTGAATACCTTGAGTTCCTTGAGTTCCCTGAGTTCCCTGAGTACCTTGGACACCTGTAGTACCTGTAGTACCTGTAGTACCTTGTCTACCTTGAGTACCTTGAGTACCTTGTGTTCCTTGGACACCTGTAGTACCTTGTATTCCTTGAAGACCTTGAGTTCCCTGAGTTCCTTGAGTTCCTTGGACACCTGTAGTACCTTGTGTTCCTTGAAGACCTTGAGTACCTTGTGTTCCTTGAGTTCCTTGGACACCTGTAGTACCTTGTGTTCCTTGAAGACCTTGAGTACCTTGTGTTCCTTGAGTTCCTTGGACACCTGTAGTACCTGTAGTTCCTTGTGTTCCTTGTGTTCCTTGAATGCCCTGAGTACCTTGAATACCCTGAGTACCTTGAATTCCCTGAGTGCCTTGAGTACCTTGAGTACCTTGGACACCTGTAGTACCTTGTGTTCCTTGAACACCTTGTGTTCCCTGAGTACCCTGTGTTCCTTGGATGCCCTGTGTACCCTGAGTGCCTTGAATGCCTTGAGTTCCCTGAGTTCCTTGAGTTCCTTGGACACCTGTAGTACCTTGTGTTCCTTGAAGACCTTGAGTACCTTGTGTTCCTTGAGTTCCTTGGACACCTGTAGTACCTTGTGTTCCTTGAAGACCTTGAGTACCTTGTGTTCCTTGAGTTCCTTGAGTTCCTTGAATACCTTGAGTGCCTTGGATGCCTTGAAGTCCAGCAACAGTTGTTGGATCAACCCATTCAGTTCCTGTAGAGGTTGATTTTAAAACATAACCTGAAGTTCCAGAACTTGCTGCAGAATCGGTAAATGATCCAGATAGAGTTAAATTGCCACTTAAGGTCAAATCTCCAGTTTTAGTTTGAGAATTTGCCGATGTATTAATATAATAAGAACCTTGCTGACCATCAAGCAAGTCTGCATCTAATCCACTACTTGCCCCATCATTGCCTGCGTGCCATACGATATTAGCATTACCTGCATAAATGTTATTTGATGCAACTCTTAATTGACCTGTTGATTCAATTTGGAACAACTCAGAAGTTCCATTTTGGAATACGAATCCTCTGTTTGTACCTCCAGTCATTCTGAAGTACATATTAAAGTCTGAAGTTGTATCTAATCTTCCTCCCCAAGTTGCATCTGCCGATGATGACATATAGATCTTATATCCATCATTATCATAGAATCTAATTCCTCTACCATTAGCAGCGGCAATTCTTGCATCTACAGTATTTCCAGCATCTGCTCTAAAGAATGATGATGCCTCAAGACCATCTACAGTATCTGCATCAAGTCCGTTTCCACTTCCTTCATCTGAAGTTGTCAGTAATCTTGCAGCATTGTAATAAGGTGCTTTATTGAATACCCACTTATCTCCAGTGGATGCATAAGTCAATGTTGCATTGGAACCATCGACTGTAATTCCTGCACCATCTGCAGATGCAGCATTAACTGCTCCAGAAGCAAGAGTAATATTCTTATCGTCTACTGTTAAAGTTGTAGAGTTGATTGTTGTGGTATCTCCATCAACTTGAAGATCGCCTTTGATGATAACTGTTCCTGTATTATCACCTACAGCAGTTGGATCAAGAACAAGGTTTGCTGCACCTGCAATTGTTGATGTATTCCCAGCACCCGTTACATAGATTCCATAGTCAGTGGTTTCAAATTTCAGAGAGTTATCATAGTAGAGTTCTACTTCTGCATCTCGTCTGAATACTGCAAACTTTTCATCATCTATTGTCCCAAATTCCATTCCATAGGTATTACCATCACCATTGAACTGGATATATGCCTGGTCGGTTACATCAGTGGTCTTCTGAATTCTGGTATAAGCAGAAATCCAATTAGTTCCATCTACATCTCTTGTTTCGGTAATTTTGAGTAGTGATGAATTGCTATTTGTAGTTTTGAATACTGCAAGGTCTTGAGTTGCATCAGCATTTCCTGCTGTTGTTCCGAGACCTACATTTGGATTAACTAAAATACCATCAGCAGTGGTTTCAAATTTCTTGGAGTTGTCGTAGTAGAGTTCTACTGCTCCATCTGTAATGAATTTTGCTGCAGTTTCATTTACTGCACCATTTCTAATTTCTACAGAATTTGAACCGCCCAGTATTAAAGAACCAGTTCCGGTATCCTGAATAACACTATTAGATCCATTATGATAAATCTGTAAGTCTTGACTATCACCAAATCTCAATCTATCATTATCACCAAGATCTACATTACCTTGGAATGTAGAAGCACCAGTAACTGTTAAATTGCTTGCAGTAAGTGTTCCACCATCAAAAGTAAGGTTTGCTGAACCTGCTGGGTTATTTGATGCATCCTTATATACAACCTGATTTGCAGAACCTGCTACTGGTCCAGTAGTACCTTGTCTGCCTTGAACACCTTGAGTTCCCTGAGTTCCTTGAGTTCCTTGAATGCCCTGAGTGCCTTGAGTACCTTGAGTACCTTGGACACCTGTAGTACCTTGTGTTCCTTGAACACCCTGAGTTCCCTGAGTGCCTTGAGTACCTTGAGTACCTTGGACACCTGTAGTACCTTGTGTTCCTTGAACACCCTGAGTTCCCTGAGTACCTTGAGTTCCTTGGACACCTGTAGTACCTTGTGTTCCTTGAATGCCCTGAGTGCCTTGAGTACCTTGAGTACCTTGGACACCTGTAGTACCTTGAGTTCCTTGGACACCTTGAGTTCCTTGGGTACCTTGGATGCCTTGGATGCCTTGGATGCCTTGTGTACCCTGAGTGCCTTGAGTACCTTGTGTTCCCTGAACACCTTGAGTTCCTTGGACACCTTGAGTTCCTTGAATGCCCTGAGTGCCTTGAGTTCCTTGAGTTCCTTGAAGACCTTGAGTACCTTGAGTTCCCTGAACACCTTGAGTTCCTTGGACACCTGTAGTACCTTGTGTTCCTTGAAGACCTTGAGTACCTTGTGTTCCTTGGACACCTGTAGTACCTTGAGTTCCCTGAGTACCTTGAGTTCCCTGAGTACCTTGAGTTCCCTGAGTTCCTTGAATACCTTGAGTGCCTTGGATGCCTTGAAGTCCAGCAACAGTCGTGGGATCAACCCACTCAGTTCCACTTAAAGTTGACTGTAAAACGTATCCTGTAGTTCCAGAACTTACTGTCGAATCAATAAATGATCCTGAAAGGGTTAAATTACCACTTAAGGTCAAATCTCCAGTTTTAGTTTGAGAATTTGCCGATGTATTGATGTAGTAAGAACCTTCTTGTCCATCAAGCAAGTCTGCATCTAAACCTGATGATGCTCCATCATTACCAGCGTGCCATACCGTATTAGCATTACCTGCATAAATGTTATTAGAAGCAACTCTTACTTGACCGTCCGATTCAATCTGGAACAACTCAGAAGTTCCATTTTGGAATACGAATCCTCTGTTTGTACCTCCAGTCATCCTGAAGTACATATTAAAATCGGAAGTCGAATCTAGTCTTCCTCCCCAAGTACTATCATTACTTGATGACATCCAAATTTTATAGTTATCACTGTCAAAGAATCTAACACCTCTACCATTTCCAATTGACAATCTTACATCCACAGAGTTTGAAGTATCTGCTCTGAAGAATGATGATGCCTCAAGACCATCTACAGTGTCTGCATCTAAACCATTTCCACTTCCTTCATCGGAAGTTGTAAGTAACCTAGCAGCATTGTAATAAGGTGCTTTATTGAATACCCACTTATCTCCAGTGGATGCATACGTTAAACTTGCATTTGCACCATCAAGAGTAATACCACCTCCATCTGCTGCGGAAGAATCTGCTGCACCAGAAGCTAGAGTGATATTTAAGTCATCTACAATAAGTTCTGTTGAATTTATTGTTGTTGTTTGTCCATCAACTTGAAGGTCACCTTTTATAACAACAGTTCCTGAGTTGTCACCGATTGTTGTTGGATCAATTACAAAGGTTGCTGGTCCATTAATCTGATTTGCATATAGAGAAGTTCCATCAAAAGTTAAATTTGTAGAACCTGTTGCAATATTAGAACTATTTTTGTAAACAACTTGATTTGCTGATCCAGCTACTGGTCCCGTTGTACCCTGAGTGCCTTGAGTACCTTGAGTTCCCTGAGTACCTTGAATACCCTGAGTTCCTTGTCTTCCTTGAACACCTTGAGTGCCTTGGATGCCTTGGATGCCTTGTGTACCCTGAGTACCTTGAGTTCCTTGAGTACCTTGAGTGCCTTGGATGCCTTGGATGCCTTGTGTACCCTGAGTACCTTGAGTTCCTTGAGTACCTTGAGTTCCTTGGACACCTTGAGTTCCTTGGGTACCTTGGATACCTTGGATGCCTTGAGTACCTTGAGTACCTTGAGTACCTTGGATACCTTGGATGCCTTGAGTACCTTGAGTACCTTGAGTACCTTGAGTTCCTTGAATGCCCTGAGTTCCTTGAGTTCCTTGAGTTCCTTGAGTTCCTTGAGTTCCTTGCGTTCCTTGAATGCCCTGAGTTCCTTGAGTTCCTTGGATACCTTGGATACCTTGGATGCCTTGTGTACCCTGAGTACCTTGAGTACCTTGAGTACCTTGAATGCCCTGAGTACCTTGTGTACCCTGAGTACCTTGAGTTCCTTGAGTACCTTGAGTGCCTTGGATGCCTTGGATGCCTTGTGTACCCTGAGTGCCTTGAGTACCTTGAGTACCTTGAGTTCCTTGAATGCCCTGAGTACCTTGTGTTCCCTGAACACCTTGAGTTCCTTGGACACCTTGAGTTCCTTGAATGCCCTGAGTGCCTTGAGTACCTTGTGTTCCCTGAACACCTTGAGTTCCTTGGACACCTTGAGTTCCTTGAATGCCCTGAGTGCCTTGAGTACCTTGTGTTCCTTGAACACCCTGAGTTCCTTGGACACCTTGAGTGCCTTGGACACCTTGAGTGCCTTGGACACCTGTAGTACCTTGAGTACCTTGTGTTCCCTGAACACCTTGAGTTCCCTGAACACCTTGAGTTCCCTGAGTACCTTGAATACCTTGAGTGCCTTGAATACCTTGTGTTCCCTGAACACCTTGAGTACCTTGAGTTCCTTGGGCACCTTGTGTACCCTGAGTTCCTTGTGTACCCTGAGTTCCTTGTGTTCCCTGAACACCTTGAGTACCTTGAGTACCTTGAGTACCCTGAACACCTTGAGTTCCCTGTATTCCTGCTGCGTATGGGTCTGTCCAAGATATACCTGTTCCAGTCGAAACTAGAATATCTCCAGAATCTCCCTTAAGGTGGTTTGTATCATATAGTGCACCATGAATATCAATATCACCACCAACTGCCAAAGCAGTTCCGGAAAGCATATCAGTCAGACCAATTCCAAGAGCATAGTTAGTCAACCAGGCATCAGTTCCAAGACCAGAGAAGGTTCCTTCTTTGAACCACATAATCTTCTTATATGTGGGAGGAAGAGTTTCAATTCCTGCTACATTAAGACTGACTAATGGAGTACCTTCTGTTGATGCAAGTGCAACACCACCATGATTTGCTGTTGTATCAGTTGATGCATCATTTCCATTTGAATCAGTTCTATATCCAAGAATAATGTCCGCATCACTGATTCTGAGAGTTTCTGTGAATAATGTTGCAGAAGTACCACCAATTGTTACACTTCCATCAACATATAAATCTCTACCTATAGTAACATCTCTACCGACAAATAAATCATTGCCATTAAAGGTTAAATTATCCGATCCTGCTGGATTATTCGAACCATCTTTATATACAACTTGTTCCGCAGATCCAGCTACAGGACCAGTCGTTCCCTGAACACCTTGAGTACCTTGAGTTCCTTGAGTGCCCTGAACCCCCTGAGTACCCTGTGTTCCTTGAACACCTTGAGTTCCCTGTGTTCCTTGAGTCCCTTGAATGCCCTGAGTACCTTGAGTGCCCTGAACTCCCTGAGTGCCCTGAACCCCCTGAGTTCCCTGTGTTCCTTGAACACCTTGAGTTCCCTGTGTTCCTTGAGTCCCTTGAACACCCTGAGTACCTTGTATTCCATCAAGACCCTGAGTACCTTGGAGACCTTGAGTACCTTGAGTTCCCTGTGTTCCTTGAGTCCCTTGAATACCTTGAATACCTTGAGTCCCTTGAGTACCTTGAGTACCTTGAGTTCCCTGTGTTCCTTGAGTCCCTTGAATACCTTGAGTACCTTGAGTCCCTTGAATACCTTGAGTCCCTTGAATACCTTGAGTACCTTGAGTGCCCTGAACCCCCTGAGTACCCTGTGTTCCTTGAACACCTTGAGTGCCCTGAACCCCCTGAGTGCCCTGAGTACCTTGTATTCCATCAACACCCTGAGTACCTTGGAGACCTTGAGTACCTTGTGTTCCTTGAACGCCTTGAGTACCTTGTATTCCATCAACACCCTGAGTGCCTTGTGTTCCTTGAGTACCTTGGATACCTTGAGTACCTTGGATACCTTGAGTGCCTTGAACACCTTGAGTACCTTGAATTCCTACTTGCTGAGTAAAGGTGATAGTTGCTGTTGTTCCAGCACCAGTTGCAGTAACTCCTGCTCCAACAAAATTTATGGTATGGTAACCAGTACCAATACCTACACCTTCTTCCTCAATTTCAACACCAGTTAATGTAGTATTTATAATATTTTCAATAGTTTCTATTCCATCAATATTTGTCCAAGTTGCACCTGCTCCAGTAGAAACTAAAACTTGACCCTGAGAACCTACTTGATTATCTCTATCATATAAACTTCCGCGCAATCTTAGATCGCCATTAATGTCCAAGTCAGCAGTTGCTGCTGCAGTCCCAATACCAACCTTACCGACAACTTCAACAGTTGTTTTGTTCTCGGAATAAGAACTTATGCCGACTTTTAAATTCTTTTGACGATTGCTAAGATACTTTGACATTTTGAGTTAAAAAAATGTATTGATTAATTTAATGATTCTAAAATACTTGTAACAAATTTTAAATTTGAAGCATTACTGCCAGATAATACTAATTTATCTCCACTTTCAAGGACCAATTTTCCAGTTAATAAATTTGCAGTATCATTTCCGGAAATTGGAAAATCCTTCAATAATTCCGTATCAGTTGTGCTTCTTCTATGTACTAATGTAATATCTTCAGATGTTGATCCAATATTTGCAATTTGTGCCAAAAGAACAACACCAGTATATCCAGTTGGTGCTGAATATACCTCAGTTTCCGTTAAAGAAACTACAGCAGTTACTGTTTGGAATACATTTAGTGCTAATGCCATATTATTCTCCTAATGCTAGAATGAATGGGGTTAATGTAGAAAACAAACTCTTAGAATAAAATCTCCCAGAAATAGTTCCGGTTTGTTGGTCAACTACAACACCATCACCAATTCTAAAATTACCTGCTTGATCTGTTGAAGTATATACAACAAGTCCTCCATTTCTTGAATCAGTTTCCTGCTCTTGAATTGGAATTCCTCCAGCTTGGGGAAATGCGGTATCAATATCAGTTCCTGTACCTATATATTCCATTGAATGACCTGATGCAAGAACTCTACTTTGTTTGAAGAAAACCGCAGTAGATCCAACTCCAACAGAATATGGAACGTTTTCAGTTACTGTAATAGTGCAAATGCCAGAAACAACTGGTGTAGATTCTTTAATAGAATAATATGTTGGAATTAAAACCGCAGTTCCAATGGCAGTTGTTCCTGCTCCTTGAGGATCTGCAATAGTAATTGATGGAGTATGGGTGTATCCTCTACCATTAGAAACAATTTCAACATCAACAACTTGACCATTTTTAACTTCAGCAACTGCTGTTGCAGGAACTCCCCAAGAAGTTAAAGGTCCATCAATACTAATTGAAACGTTTTCAGTATATCCACTACCACCATTAGTAATAATGATATCATCGACAGTATAGTATAAATCTTCAATATAAATCACTTGCCCATCAAATGGTCTTACTGCATTTATTGCAACTGTTCCTCCAGATGTGTATGTGTGGGGAAGAGTTGATGCTCCAACATAAACTTCAAACGATGTGGAACTTGGAATAGAAACCACTTCAAAAATATATCCACTGTTTCCTGATGGATATGTTACTGTAGTTACTCCACCATCAGATGTGCAAGTAAATCCAAGACCAGAAATGGTCAGTCCCATACCAACATTAAAGTTGTGATTGGAATTGACCGTTATCGTTGTAAGACCAGTTGTATTATCGTATAGTGCATTCGTAACATTAAATGTTGGAACATTTAAATCCAAAACAAATGTATCGGAATTTGCTGAAGCAGCACTGGTAATAATCCCAGTATATTTTTTAGGACCTACTCCATCAGCAATAAGAGCATAATTTCCAAATGATGAGTTGGAGTTTGTTAAATCACAAGCACCACCAGAACCGCAGTAAACAGAAATATCATTACAAATGGTAAATAATGAAACTAATTGAGCATAACCTTCATTTGTAATCGAGACTCCAATGCCACCTTGATTGTATTGTGTAAAAGAGTCTACAACCATACTCTTCAATTTGCCGATACAATCAGAACCATCAATTAACATTCCAATACTATTGGAAATGAAGTTTGTACAATTTCTAATGTATGGAGATTGTGAAGTAAATCCAACAACTGTAGGGTCGAATCTAACACAAGCCTTTCCAGAATCTACAGATCCTTTAAAAGACATGTCCGAAACATAAGCACCTTCTCTTACATAAAAAAGATCTTGATTGGAATTCTGTGGAGTAATAGTTACTTCTCTTAAACTATCTCCAATTATAGAAACTTTTTTTGGTATAGTTAAAGGATTATCTTCTATATAAGATCCAGCAGTAATTCTAATAATGGATCCTTCTTCTGCGATTGCAAGGGCTCCTTTGAGGGTTCCTTTTGCGTCTCCGAGTTTTTTTCCTGTATTTGTATCGCTTCCGTCTTTTGTGACATAATAAACATTAGATACTGTTGCCCCAGCACCGACTCTTACAATGTCAGTGCCTATTCCGGTTCTTTCTCTTCTAACTAAGAGGTCGGCGTCATATGTGTTGAGGGCTAGCTCACCTAGAGGTAGTTGCCCCAACGTTGGTATTTTTCCAGGTACAGAAGACCTTTTAATTCTAATATTTGGATCTGCCATTCAACCTCTCATAGTTGGTAGAAACCGTATAGATTCTTATATAAGAATCTCTATTATTTATAGTGTCAAACTAATTCAGATTATTGAAAATCTTCAGATCCTGTTTTAGTTGTTCTTTTCGTTTTTTTTAATTTTTCCAACTCATTTTGTAGAGATGTATTTGCCTGTGTCAGAGTCTCTACCTGAGTTTCTAACACTATTGTCTTATTAAAAAGGTCAAATGCTTTTTGTTGATATTTTGCTACTATTGCTTTTAAATCTTCTTCAGACATAAAAAAATACACCCAGTAAACTGAGTGTATTTATTGAAATTATTTAATTAAATTATCAGAATGATCCACCGTCAACTGTAATGTTTTGAAGAACCAATTCGGAACCAGAACAAGCAATTACTTGCGATGACCCACCCGTGCAGGAATTATTAATCCAAAGTTCTGAAATCTCAATTGGTGCATATGTTGAAACATTAATCTGTGGAGCGTTTGTAGTAATTCCAACAGTCTCATCCAAATCAGCGGCAAGTTTAAATCTTCCAGAAGTTGCTTCCCAAATAACAGCAGAAGTTTTTCCAACTCCAGCATCACCATAATTCATCAGAATTCCAAGATCCCAAGTGGTATCTGTTGGAAGTGCTCCATTAACAACACCAAGTTCAATGGTGCGATCTTCAACTGTAATTTCTGATGTATTTACTTGAGTTGTTGATCCATTAACAATCAAGTTTCCAGCAACAGTTAAATCTCCTGCAGTTTCAACAGATCCGGAAGTATTGATTGTAATTGCATTAGATCCAGTCGTTGACTTAATAGATCCTGCTTGAATTGTTCCAACACTAAATGTGCCAGTTCCACTTGGATTGAGTGATGCAGCAGCACTAACTCTTACAGTCTCGCCCACTTCTCCTGCAGAAGTATCTGCAAAGAGCATGTAATAAGTTGCATCAGTAGTATCTCCAGTGGTATCTACCCTATCAGCACGAGACGCTGCAGTAATAACACCATTAAAATCTCCAGTTACGTTGAGGTGACCACCAATTGTAATTGTTGTAGCTCCTCCAACAGTCGCTGTACTTATAATGCTATCAGACAATTGACCGTTCGTATCATCCCAAAATGGAACAGTATTATCTGTTAAAGAAGCAGCACCTTTTAATGTAACTGCATCAGATGTAATGGTGATACCAGTTCCAACATTAACGTCAATTGTATAGTTAGTAGCATCATCAGAGTTTGCTGTAGTGGCAGTCAGACCCTCACCACCAACAACGGTTTTGGCATACTGACCAGTTGTTTGAGTTCCAAGTCCAACTGCGTCATTTGCAATAGTAGTTATACCAGTTAATCCATCAACACTAATGTCTCCGCTAAGATTATCGTAAACATATTTACGAATATATTCTGCAGAAATTAGTTTATTAACTGTTCCATCAAGATCAAATACTACAAAATCATCTTGATCTGCAAGTGCAGTTAAAGTACTTAATCCCGAATTAACAATATCTAAATAACCAGCATCAAGATGTCCATAAAGATCTTGTGCTGTAATACTATTAACTCCAGCATTAACACCAGAAGAACTAATTGTGACGGCAGCGCCAACAGTTAATGATGTTGTAACTGAAACAGCGTTTGGAAGACCAATTGTGAGTGTGGTTCCAGCACCAGTTGTTTCTATTTCGTTGGCAGTACCAGAAATTGTCAGTGATTGAGAGTCAAGATCAACAGCACCATTTCCGCTGTCACCAGCGAAGTCAAGATCTTGTGCTGTTATCTGTTCATCGACATATGTTTTGATTGCCTTAGCAGAAGCAAGAGTATCATCTGAACTTGATACGGAACTTAAATCTGTATCTACTGATGTAATTGCAGTGCCACCATCTAATGTCAAAGATGTAAGTGTTGTAGCACCACCTATTAGATTTGTAAATGTGCCTGCAGCACTTGTAGCCGCACCGATTATAGTTCCATCAATGTTACCACCATTTATATCGGCAGTTGCGATTGTAGTAACGCCAGCATTAGTGAAATTTGCACCTGCACTAAAATCTGCAAGAACATTTACATCAAGGAAAGCATCTCCTCCATTGGAAGTTATTGTTGTAATCCCTTGTAGGGTGGGATTTGTAAATGTTCCATTTGTTCCGCCAGCAGTATCCCAAGAAAGAGTTCCATCCGCAGCAACCTTGAGAAAATATCCATCTGTAATGCTGCTAGTATCTGGAAGAATATATGTTCCAATACCAGAAACAGAATCTGGCGACTTTAGTTGAATATAATTTGTTCCTGCGTTATCAACTAAATTAAGACCAGCTGACCTGGTTCCATTCTCTCTAGTCCAATATCTATGCGATCCGAAAAACTTGTTTCCAGTTACAGAAGTATCAAATCCAATAAAAAAATCAAAATTGTTTGTCGAAAACGCTGGTTCACCTGGGTGTAACGCTGGAACTGTTCCTGCAATTCCAGCCGCACCCCTTTTAAATTGAATCTTGGGTGATGCCATTTCTTTTATACAATTTTACTACTATTATTTAGTAAAATGTATCTCAATTAAAAAGTTCCACCGTCAATATTTGGATCCAATTCTCTCTGAATTTCATCAACAAACTCATCAGCATAAGATGGACCAAATTGGTTTGGATTTACTAGACCTGGTTGTACAGGTTCTAATGCTGCTGATTGGAGAACTTCATCTGGATTTTTTGCAATCCATTTTTGACTGCTAGCATCATACATCAGAACATATTGATCAATAACTCCATTACCACTATTTCCATCATCAAAATCTATCAAATCCGAAAAACTAGCAGGCACTTGAACACCTCCAATATTTGAAACTACTTTAAATTTACTTGCCGACTTTAGTTTGACATTAAAACTAGCCATGGTTCGTAATTTCCTCAGAAACTATGAGTGTACCTTCTACAACTCTATTGGTAAGAGAACCTGCTGATGGAGAAGAAACTATACTTACTTGAAAATAATTTCTACCAGGTTTTAATGTTGCGGTTTCAGTTTTTGCCAAAGAAACTTTGATATCATTTGTTCCAGGTTCAAAAACTACTGGCTTTTCAAACCCTGCAGATGACCCTGGATATTTTTTCAGTGAAAAAATTCCGGTATATCCATTAGTAAAACTGTTTGGTGACAAATCTGCGCCAAAAATATCAAAAGTAACCTCAAAATCAGTTCCTCTTTCAATAGTTATCGTATTAATTTGAGCAACAGACATTTTCTTACTTTTTTAACTATTTATCTTGCTCAGCATCTTTTGATTGTTGTTTTAATAATTTTGACAACTCTGCAGTTGATCCAATGAACAGTGCATTATTTGTTACATTGGTTGGACCTTTCGCCTTATCAGTTTCAACTTCTTTAATGTCTTTATGCAGATTCATTAGTTTATCTGCTGTATCTGAAACACTTTTGATTATCTGTCCAGCAACTTCATATGCCCTAGCAGATTCGGTCTCTTGAGCAAGTTCTAAAGCACCATTTATTGCCTCTTGCCCCTTTTCTAAAAGGGAGTATATTGTACCTCTTGCATATTCATAATCTCTTTGAATATCTGTAGATCTTTTATTCTCTACTATTGGAGTTGGTTCAATTTCAGATTTTTCAATTTCAATATCAACCTCTTTAGGTACTATGTCCCCAGAAACATTGAAAACATCATCCAACTTATCATAATCTTTCATATCTTTACTTAGAATAGATTTCCATCAAATCCAAAATCATCTCCAGGTTGAATTAATGCATTATCTGCTTGAGTAATTAATTCAATTGGAGTTCCACTTACGTGTGATGTGATAGTTGTCCCATATTGTCCTCTAGAAACAACTAAAGTATCTTGTCCAACAACATCTGTTCTATCAATCTTATTAACGACTTTCATAGTCTCATTATCAATTGTAATATATGCATCTACTGGAACATTTGAAGCTTGCTGCACAGTGATTTCTGTAGATGATTCTGTCATATCAGAATTTAATGTTGTGATTACTAAATCACTGTAACTCTTAGTTGCAACTGGTGTAACTGTATATGTAAGATCTCTTGATAGTGAGTTTGAATGTCCAGAAACAAGATTGACAGTTGCTTTTTTGATAATATCTTTGTTTGCGGAAGAAGTGGGACCAAATAGATAAGTCTTTGCACTAAATCTTAGTGTATAAACGAGTGCTCTTCTTGTTGTATAGTCTCCCTCATAATTATCTTCCATATTAATGGAATCCAAAACTACAGAAATATCTCTTTTTTCTCCAATTGATTTTACCAAGTCTATAGTTAAATTATAAGAGGGTTGAAAATATGGTAAAATTTGCTCAATTATTTGAAGCATATCATCGTTCAACTTAGTCATAATACTAAGTTCAAATTGCATAGTATAAGGAACAGGCATATATGTCTTCTTCAAATCGGTAGAGTCTGTTGAAGATTTTGATATAAATGTCTGTGTTGTTGTAAGTTTTCTTGTTGGGTCATAAGAAAGACCAACAAATTCAAATGACATTCTAGGCAAAGTCATTTGAACTGGAGTATTCAAATCTGGTTGCTGCTCAATTCTTGCAAGAAACTTTTGAATCGGTCCATATGCAAGAGGGACTTTAATAACAGAATCAACATTACCGGAATCATCAAAATGCTTGATGTTTATTGCATTAAAAAGAGTTCCGAATCCAATAATTGTTTTTCGAAATATTTCATTATAGTAATATTCAAACATATTAACCTCTTAAATTATGGAGTTCCAAATGGATTTTTTTCGCTAAAATCTAAAATTAAATCTGCCTCAGTTTCAATTTCAAGATTATCTGCAAATTTATCGCCAGTATTTGAATTATTTAGAGACTCAGAATCTGGAAGATTGTCTGTATTTATTTTTCTTAAAACATAAGATGCACTAGATTCTGAACCAGTAATTGTTTCACCAACTTTAAAGTCTCCTGTAATATTTGAAACTTCTAAAATATTTGATGTTATATTCCAATACTTAACTCTTCCAGTTGTTCCAGAAACGCTTCCAGTAACTATTTCATTAAATTTAAATGTACCTGTTCCACTTGAAGTATTTGGAGCACTGATTTCAATATCTGGTGCAGAATTATAACCAAGTCCAGCATTGGTAATTTGAATACTACTTACTGTTCCATTGGACAATACTGCTGTTGCTGCAGCAGAAACTGTAGATATTCCTGTAAAAGTAATTGTTGGTTGAGTTAGGTATCCAGATCCTGGTTCTGTAACTGTTATTGGACCAATAATTCCATCACCGATAACTGCAGTTGCTTCAACACCAGATCCTTCTCCACCAACAAAACTAATTTGTGGAGCACTTACATATCCAGATCCTGGATTTGTAATTAAAATCTTTTGAACTCTTAGTAAATTTGGATTAGACTCACAAAAATCAACTATTCCACTAATCATTTCAGCAATACCTGTTGCTCTTATTCCTCCCGATGGTGGAGAAGAAAACTTAACTATAGGAGCACTTGTATATCCAGATCCTCTATTGGTTATTGTTACAGACCTTACTCCACCATTAACTACTGTTGTAGTTGCAGTGGCAGTCACGCCAGCACCAATCATATTTAAAGTTTGAATGTAACCATAATCCTGAACATTATCATCAATAATATCAATATCAGTATCAATGACCTCATCTTCATATCTGAAGAGTTCGCAAGTCAATTGATAAACGTAATTTTTCTGAAGTTGATAAAATGGTTTTTCATGCTCTACATATTTAATCTCAAACAATCTATCACCAAGAGGAAAATAAATCAAATCTCCTTCCTTTGGTCTAGATGTTAATTTTGAATTTGGAATTTTATGTATCAAATTTTGAATATAATTTTCATATCTTTCTTTTGAAATTGTAAGAGTTAAATCATCCAACTCTTGGATTCCAAATTTTGAAAGAATTGTTCCTTGTCCAGAATAACCATCATATGATTCTACATATGCTTCAATTGGAAATGCTGTATTAAATTCAGACTCAACAACTTCTTTTATTATTGATTTCTCATTTACAAATTGCCTTGGCAAATAGTAAACATCAATACCATACATTCTAAGAGACTCATTGATTAAGTCTTGGAGCATTCCCTGCTCACTTTTAGAACCGTTTAGTAGAAATGGATTAAGCATAAGTTTATCCTATCATATCTAAAGGTGGAAGTTCATAAGTTGAAGACATCTTGTCCATTAAAGAATCAATTTCTCTCTGAGCATCTTCAACAAGAGTTCTGCCATCTAACTCAACTCCCCCTGGAAGTTTGAGACCTCTGAATTTATTAGAAATATTATATCCCCACTGCCTCTTCATAAGTGCAGTTAAATATGGTTTTAGGAAAGAATCATTCCAAACTTCACTATAACTAGTTGGATCCATTATTTGATAACAATCAATAACAAGGTAATCACCAACATTGATAGAATTCCAATCAATATCAAGATACAATCTATCTTGTCTCTTATTAAATCTAATTTGCTTATCAGTATTCAATAAAAACTCAATGTCTTGAAGTTTTGTTTTTATCATCGAATATGTGAGAAGTTCTAAAGATCCCCACTGATAAAAATCATTTAAAAATAATTGATATTTTACACCAAAAAGATTTCCAGAAATAGTATTTTCACCCTCATATTTGAAAATTTTATTAACTCCAATTACGTTTGTGGGTATTGGTAGATAATTGCTATTTTCTTTATAGTCAAACTGAGTAGTTACAGCATTAATGGTGTTATTGACTGAAGTTGTAGTTATACCAACCTTTCCCTTTCCCCTATCAATATCTTCTTGAGTTACTTGATACTTCAAATAATTCTGAATGACTCCATCAAAATGCCTTTCGTAGAAAAACTGAAGGGCATCATCCACAAGATCATCAATCTGTTCATCTGCAATGTTAATTTCCAAAACTGGATAACCCAATTTTCGTAGACAATAATCAATTAATTGTTGTCTTGTGGATGGTTTTGCCATTAGAATCTAGGTAAATTTAGATACGATTTCTTGTTGCTTGAAATATAATTTGACAAATGCTTTTGCAATATGCTTTGCTTGCTCAATATTTTCTATACTATCTATATCTCTAGCAAGTTTCTCATACTCAAACATTTTACTGAAATTTTCAAGTTCAACTAAATCCAAATCAATCATTTTAGAGCACTCCTTAATAGATTTTTAATTTCATTAATATCATTTTTTAAGGAATTTAAATCATTTTCAATGTTTTCAATTCTTTTCACCTCAGTTTGTTTTATATTTCTCATTTTAATATAATTTTCATATTCATTAATATTAGTATTAATGATTGATTTGGTTTTTTCGTCACGAATTAGATTCTCGTGACCCTTTATTTTACTGTATTTCATTATGCCAATGCAATTACTCTAAGATCTCTTAGTTTTGGTGGATATACTTGAATGTTGGATGATACTGTCAATTTAATACTAAAATATCTAAATTCTGCCAAATTATCCACACTAAATTCATAATCTTTGAAATAATTTTCAGTATCTCCATTTCCAAATAACTCATTATTTGGAACGAATTTATCTGGAGTTCCATCACTGTCGGTAATATCAATAATTTCTCCAGATACTAATTTGTTTGAATATCCTGGGAATGGATAATAAATTGGAGTTTCAGTTGGATCCTTCATTAAAGCATAAAATGCTCTAATATCAGCATTTCTATTAATATATGCAGCAATATAAGTTCTTATCGAAGTCGCTGGAACTTCTAGAGAAATTGGTTTTGTTGCATAATAAAATGCTATAGGATCTTTTTGCAATGTAGAAATTCTAGAATCATTTATATAATCTTCAATAGGTCTATTGACTCTATTGGAAACTAAAATTGCACCAACTCTATCCAAATCAATAACAGGACTGATTCTATCATTTTCTGTAGTCAAGAAAGTTCTTAGTTCAAGAGATTTATTTGCAGGTTGGTCTTGCAAATAGGTCTGCTCATTGATTAGTGAGCAAATTAATCTACTTGTGTTCATATTATTGTTTACATTCAAATCAACTCTCTGATACCCTTGATCAACAAAGGAAGGTTCAACACCACCAATGCTTGTTGCAGAAACTGTTCTCAAGTCTGCAGATATTCCTGTTCTTGGGAGAATAAATGTCTCAACGTTTGGTTTGATAATTTCAAATTGAATGTTGCTTGATGCTAGAACAGTAGATCCTCCAGTTGACTTAGTTTCTGCAAAATATAATGGTTTTAATGTAGGATCAGGTCTCACAGTATCAATGTACAATGTATAATAGTCTAGTCCAATTGGATCCAAAACTACAGTATCTTGTAAAGTATGAGTTTTGTTAATTCTAAGTAAAGAAACTCCATTCAACTCATACTTATATACATCATCTCCTACAAAGTGTGGTGAAGATATTCTTAAAATTGAACCATCTGGAGAATCAATTTTACGTTCAATACCAGTCAATTGGTTGCCAGAAACACCAGTATACTTAATAATCTCTCTATCAATTAACACATAACCCGGATTTGTTGAACTTACTAACTCATTTTCAAAAGTTGTGAATATCGAGGTTGATGAAACAGTAATTGCTGATAAAGTAGTGTCACTTGATGGGATATTTTCCGATAAAGAAACTGGGTCAATATCAGGTTTAATATTTGACAATTCAACAAGATTTACTTCCGAATGCATTCCATGATTTTGATGATTTACTTTGATATGCAATCCATCTGTAATTTCAGTTATTTCGGTGATATTGACTGGAGGAGTTGTGCCATTATTAATATTGACATTAATTCCCGATGGATTTGTATAAGTTAAAGTAAATCCAATTCCCGTTTGGAAATTACCTTGAACATTGTCAATAATAATTTGATTAAAGTCAGTAACATCATCAACAGTTAGTAGTAAGTTCCTACCCAATTGTTGATTTCCTAACTGATCAACGGATAAAACATCACCTTTCTGATATCCAACTCCAGTTGATGTAATTGTTGCAGCAATAGCAACTCCATCATTAAAAGATCCATCAGGTAAAACTTCTCTTCCAATAGTAATATCCGCTGTTGCCAATTTCCCTTCTGATGATGAATTTGCCAAAGGAACATTAAAATATGTGAAAGATGTTCCATTTGCAGGAGTATAACCAATTCCACTATTAGTAATAGAAATACTTACGATAGATCCAGTAGCACCTACATAATTTCCAGTTGCATTGGTTCCTGTTTGAACAACAGTGTTGCCAAAAGTGAATCCAACATCATTTAAAGTTTCAGAAATATCAACTTTTATTTTTCTGGAGTAAATTTCTAAAGGATTATTACTTAATCTTGAGAACTGTTTATTCTTTTTAGTGAGATTTGGATTGAAGAAACTTGCATTTCCTTCAGTCTCAAATACTGCAGAATATAATGTAAACTTCAGGTCCTCAAATTGACTTGGAGTCCAAGTTGAAGCATTTTGTGACTTGAATAGAGATCCAATTGTGCTAATATCTGGTTGACTTGCAACTATAGTTCTTCCAGATTCTGGTAAAGAAGCTGTAGTAATATCAACTTCACCTAGTCTAGAAATCCAAGCATAGTAATTTGTAGAATCAGATTTGATAACAACTGCATGTTCAGTTTCTCCCTTTAGATAAACTGGAGCATCAAATTGAACTCTTGTTGGAATTGAAGCATCTTCGGAAATTTCAATATCATCGGGGAATACAACAATTTGTGAGAATGGATAAATTTCTCCAGTTGGTAATCCAAGAGACATTGGTCTCAACTCTACAATAATTGGTAAAGTATCATCTTTAGATTGGAAGAATAAATCAATTGCAGTTACGAATCTTCCCTCTTTGGCACTAATAGTAAATGATTGTGCTAATGGATCTAATCCTACAGGTGGAATTAGTGATGATGATGCAGTATCTTTAGATTCTTTCCACTTCAATAAGAATGCGCCAGGAGAACCATCTGCACCTGCTCCGTTTTTGACGCCACCGCCGCCGCCACCACCAAAAGTTCCACCTCTTCCACCATCTCTATCTCCACAATCGGGAACTTCACCATTAGTTCCACCAGATCCTGCAAATTCTATACCATTTCCACCAACTCCGCCAGTTGCCGAAGAACAATCTTTATCTTTGGGGTGACCGCAGTTTCCGCCACCTCTACGACCTGCACCTCCACCATATCCACCTTTTCTATCATCATCATCTCTATCATATCTACCATCTTCACCTTTTCCACCACCACCACTATTACTTCCACCTTTACCTTTAGAAGTGCTAGATCCACCAACACCACCTCTAGCAACTATATTTTTACCTAAGACAAAACTTGATTCTCCATTAGTTGCCTTATTATCTGAAGATGCACCTCTTCCTCCAGATCCAACTTGAATCGTTAAAACTTCTCCAGGATTTACCGAAATTTTCTTGGAGCAAACTCCACCACCTCCACCACCGCCACCAGGCTTGTTTCCTTTACCATATCCACCGCCACCACCGGCACCAACTCCAGAAGCTTCAATAGAAGTTACGCCCTTTGGAACAGTAAATGTATATGTTCCTGGAACTGTATATAATTTAAATTGTTCAATTTTCTTTGATGCTGGTTTTGGACCAGGAGATGGTTTCGGACCAGGGGATGGTTTTGGACCAGGAGATGGTTTTGGACCAGGGGATGGTTTTGGACCAGGTTTTGGACCAGGAGATGGTTTTGGACCAGGTTTTGGTTCTGGTGATGGTGATGGTTCTGGTTTTGGTGTTGGATATGGTTGTGGTTGTGGTTTTGGTGGGGGAGCAGGAACCTCAACCGAAACAGGTTGTGAAAAATCTGTTGTTGAAATTGGAATTGTTTGCGATAATGTTCCAACTTCTTTTATAGTATCTCTAATGGTTGCAAAGGAATCTTGAGTTGTCTTAATAGTACCTTTTGAAAAGAATGCTGCTTCAGCCAAACTGTTTAGAAGTCCTGGAACAGTGGAAATGCTCTGAGAACTTGAAAGTCTTACAATCTTTGCACCAGTAGTGAATTTTGGATTCTTTGGAACAGATGGATCTGGAATATATAAAGATGCAATTACTGTTCCAACATTATCCGTGACCAATCTTACAGGTTGAACTCTAGCAATAGCATTACTAGTGTTACCAATTAAAAGCATTCCAGAAGAAACATATCCAAAAGATTCTCCAATTGCCTCTTCAGCCAATAAAAATGTATCAATATTTAAAAATGTTGATGACTCAGAATAACTTGTTGGAACATCTGCAGTTCTTGTATATGGATTAAAAGAATATACTTCTGTTGGAGAATCATATCTACCACCTCTATGATCTGGTTGGCAAAGACGGAATCTAATATTTGCATTTCCAGTTGCATCTTGTGCTTTGAGAGTTCTAACAGTCTCTCCGATTTGGAAAATACCAGATATCATTTCAACTTCCAAAAGTTTTGGAACTACAAATTCATCAACTCTTTGACCATCAAAGAAAGTATACATTTGAGTATAAGGTTTCAATTTCTTAGAAACCAACTCAATATTTCTAGATCTGCAGTATGTTGCAATATCAATACTTACTATATTTTCTCCATATGATACTGAAGTATCTGAGAATGTAATTCTGTTGGTATCACCAATTCTAGTTTTAAAACCTTCTTTATCTCTAGCGTAAACAACATCTTGATACCACTTTCCATTCTTTTCATATTTTGGACCTCTAGAAACTTCTCTTGGGGCAGATATTGTTGTCCATGAAGTTTCCCAAGCACCAAATATAACTGGAGCCCATCCGGAGTTTGGATCTGGAATTTCATCCAATTCAACTTCAACAATTTGAGTTTCTCCTTGTTGAACACCTAAATCAATTGGATCTAAAACAATAGGATCCAACCAAATATCGGAAGATGGATTTAAAGAAGCAACTCCACCATAGAAAGTGACCAAATATGGAGTTACATTTTCAACTCTAGTTGCATATGGTTGAACTATTTCTTCAGTTTCGGAATAATCTAATGTTAAAATTCCCTTTCCAACAGAACCGACAGATTTTCTAACATTTTCTCCGACAATAGATTGATTTGACTTATAATCAAAATCTTCATCATTGAAATTAATTGAACCATTGGAATTTGTATGTCCAAGAATTAAATCTATTGATGTCGTATAAACAGAAGGTCTCAATTGAGAATTTTCTACGTCAATTGAATTTTTTGCAACAGATGAAGATTTTTGTGAAATTAAAGTTGTAAAATTGTCTACAAAGAATCCAGATTTAAATCTATCGAGACCATTGGAATCTTTTATAGTAAAACTAGCAGTCTCTTTTTCTAAAAGTGAAAGAGTTGTATAATACTCAAGATTTTTTATTCTATCTTCCAATTTTTTAATGTCGACCATTCTATATCTCTTGTGCTTAGCAAGATCAATTCTAACCTCATCATTAGTACAGAAATAAGCAGGAAGAGTTATTGTAGCAATATCAAGAGACTCTGAAAGATTTAATGGAGCCTGGGGATTTTCTGCAGGATCTCCAATCATTAATTCAAATTGACCCTCTTTTGATAAAATAATTTTATCAATTCTTGGTAGATAATATGAGAAATCTAATATAATATCTTCATCGGATGCCAAAATTGGAGTATTTTGGTTGTCAACATTAATAAAATTATTTGATAGTGATTCAAATGGAGACCTTGCTCCAGCAGTGACTGTATAAGGAGTTACTCTTGGTCTTAAATCTAAAATATTATAGTTTCTTAAACCATCATATGCCGGAATGTTGCAGTAATTAAATTGTTCATAAGAATTTGTAGTAAAGAAACTTCCTTCATCTGCTGGATCTATAGAAGTTGATTCAAAAACAATTTTTAATTTTTTGATAGGTTCTCTAGATCTTTCTTTTCTGATAATTCTTCCATAATCATAGAAAGTACTTTTCTGACCATTATTAAATGTAAAATTGTCGGTAATATCTTTACAATTACCTCTATTCAAAGAACTAATTGTTGAAATTACATTTGAATCTGAGAAAGATACTCCTTCACCAGAAGTAAATTCTGAAGAATTTAAACTAATATAACTTACAGTATTTGAATTAATTCTTTCTACCAGAATTGCTACACAATTACTAGTTTGACCAACAATTTCTTCTCCCAATATTAGATTTGCAGTTGAAAGTGCTCCCAAATCTAAAGTAATTGATTTAAGAGTTGGAGCATCTGTAGCACTTGATGTTTCAAATACTCCCAATAATTTTGTAACATCTGGGAAGTTTAGACAAATATCCTCATCTTGCACTCTTGTTCCATAAGGATAATTACCAAATTCTAAACCATCATTAATTGTAGTTTGTCCAACTCCAGAATAATCATACTTGGATTTGTCAACTATAATTGAATTTACTCTATTTCTTTTCTTAACCTTAGAACTTACTTTTAATTTTTTAATGGTATAAGTTAAAATTGCAGTTCCACTTGAAACTTCTAACCCATTAATTTGTAAACTTTGAGATCCGAGAGTAAATAGAAACTTATCTTCTGTAAGAGGATCTGTAGCCCCGTCTCCAGTGTACACAACAGAATATCTTTCTTCATCATATGGCAAGAATCTTTCATTTGCAGGAAGAATAATAGTACCTGAAGAATTGTTTGAAATGTTTATTATCCTTTGCTTTCTAATAATAATTTCAGAATCTTCTAAATCAACAGAAGAAATTTTATCTTTTGGAAATACAGTATATAATGTATTATCCGAAGAATCTTGCAGTCCTGATTTTAAAATTCTAAAATCAGAAACATTTAGATTTGAAGTTGGGAGAGAAGATACGCAAACTCCATCAACTGGTGTAACAGATTCGATTACCAAAGACTTTTCAGAAACTGAATTTACCTTTGCATAAGTAGGTACAATATCTCCTGGTGTTGAATATGCTACAATGTCATTTTCTTTTACATTACCAAAAAATACAAAATCAGAACTTGTTACAGTGCTAATTCCTGATGATCCATCAGAAATAGACACAGAACCGGCAAATGATTTTGGTCTTTGTACTAAATCTGCACTAAAAGTTACTCCAGATCCAACTGGAGATGCATAAATTGATTTGAAATCATTAATATCATATTCTGTAAATGATTTGATAATTCTATTATTTTGAATTCCATCAAAACTTAATTTTTCACCTCTCAAAAACTTTCCTTCAACATTGTACGCAGTAATAATTCCAGAATTTACTACAGACTCTTTTAAAAATGCCGAAGCACCACTAGAACTACCTTTAATAAAGGTAGGAACATCTAAAGTAATTGGATTATTTAAATTTAATTCAATGTAAGGTTGCACATCAAATAAAGTAATATCCCACTCATTTGAAAATGGAAATACTGAATTGTAAGAACCAGACTCTAAAGCAAAATCATAAACTCTAGCAAGACCAATTTCTTTTCCAGGTTCTGCATTTATATCTGAACCCAATCTTTCAGATCTTAAAGTTACTGTATAATCAGTCGAAATTCCCAAAGAAGGGGTTCCATTAACTCTGTTTAATGTGAAAGTTGCTCCAGTTTCATATACAATACTTTGATTTTGTAAAGTTTTTGTGATTCTTGGTTTTGCAAAATCAATAAATGTTGGATTTGGAATTTCTACCTCAAATCCTCTAATATATGCCTTTCCTGGAGATACTTTATAAATCCCCAAAGATTCATCTGCAGTATTATTTCCATATGTTATTTGTCCCTGCTTAAATACACCTTTATTACCTTTAAGGTTATCTAAAGACTCTTTAACATCAACTTTAAATGGAGTTACATAATAATCTCCAGATTCATCATAAGTTCTTCTAGCAAATTCATTTGCTAATAGGTTATATTCAGCATCTCTTTGAACTTTATCTGGTGATCCATCAACTACCTTAAATAACTCAATATATCCTTCATCTTGGGTTTCTGTAATTGAATATTTTGCCAAAGAGACTGAAATTGAAAGTCTATCTGCACCAGGTGCTGCAAAATTTGTAAATCCTTGAGAATTATCTACTAAAGATTCATCATCATCTGAAGTAACAATATCTTCGGTAACTTTTAATCCAACACTATAAGTTACATTATTTGATATTGGATCTAATAATATAGTTTCTTCATTAACATTTATAAAATAACCTCTAATAAAATAAACTCCAGAAGCAATAGTTACTGAAGATCCAATAATAGAAGAATCTTGGGGAGTTACTCTAGAAACTCCTTGACCAGATTGAATACTGGTGACTCCACCAGATATGAATGGAACATCTTCTTCGGAAAGTAAAACTTCTCCGGGACTAAACTCTCTAGTATTCTCAGTTAAACTAGAATCTCTATAAGAGACATAAATTATTGTATTTGCAGTTGGAGACTCATCTGCAGGTAAAATAAATTCTACTCTAGCCTTTACTTGAGAATCTTGTCCAATAAGATATTTTCCGACAAAATTTTCCAAATAAGAATCTACAGAAATTCCAAGATAATTTGATTCTACTTGAATTCCTTCATAGTAATTATTATAAACAACATTGCCACCAAGAACGGGAGAACCCTCTTTAAAAATATGAGATCCAAATTTTTCAATTTGATTTTGAAGAATTGACTGAAGTGTTGTCAATTCCCTTGATTGAATAGGATACCCTGGTTTAAAAAGAACTTTGTAAAAATTTTTCCTGTCGTCAAAATCATCAAAATATGGGGTTACATTCAAATTAGTTTCTTGTGGCATGATTGATTAGAATTGTAAAACGACTTTAATATCTTCTTTCTGGTTTGAAGATCTACTAATTGAAGGTCTATTATCAACGTAGATAATGTCACCTGTATATTTTTTTACCTCCGGATTAGCAAATCCATTTTCAAAATTTTGACCAAGGTATACAGTACCATTATTTATTACAGTAGATATACCACTAAAATTATTATCCACTGGAATAGTCACGGAGTTAATTTGTATATTATTATCTGTTGAAAACTCAATTTGCTCATATCCATTTGGTGCATTTGTTGTTATTCCGGATGTTGTATATCCATAAAATGTTCTATCTTGCCAATATTTTAGAACTCTGGTTTCCACATCATAAGAAACCACTCTTCCAACTGCAGTTCCAACTCCAACAATTGTTTGAACGAAAGTCTCATTTGATGAAATAGTTTGAGTATTTGGTTCCAATTTTAAAGCATAAACAGAACTTGCCTTTTCAATATTTAAAATTGAAGTTGAATCAAATGCCTCTGGATTTTTTACAATTCCAACTCTAGCAACTTTATTGCCAACGATAAAATCTGGATTTCCAATATCATTTTCAATTCTAGAATATAAAAGGACGTTGGTGGAACCAAGTTCTCTATAAATATCAAATCCATGACCACCCTTTGGGGGAATAATTACATCAAATGCTGGAGCATCTGTTAAAAATAATCCAGAATTTGATAAATCAACTGTTCCATATGTGTAACCACTACCACCATTAGAAACAAATACACTATCTACAGTTCTATCAGTCCCAATAATGATTGTAACGGTAGCTCCATCTCCATCACCCCTAATTGGAATATTTTGATATAATCCAGGTGCTCCTAAGTTAGTACCTCTATCTAAAACATTTACTATTTTTAATTGTCCGCTAGTTGAAGCATTCTGTATTATTGAAGAATAATCTCCGTTTGTAGTCCAATCCCTAGGAACAGGAATAAAATTTGTGCTATCGAATTTTATAATTTCACTTGGTCTTATAGTGTAAAGATATTTCCATATATATCCATCACCGCTAGTTCCAGCAGCTCTTGGTTCCAAATCAGTAAATGTTGGTTCGTCTAAAGATGGATTTCCTCTAGGAGATTCTGGAGTAGTTCCATTTTGTAAGCATATGTATACTCTATAATCTTGGGTTATTACATAATAATCCGAAGAATATAGAGTAGTGGAATCTGTTTGATTTGCACGCTTATCAATACTAATATCATGGCGATACATATCATAGGTTCTTCCGGATTCCCAGTTAACTCTTCTAATAACGGGAGAAACATCACCTGGTGAAATTTTTTTCAAAGAAAACATAGTATCCCAAATTTTGTTTTCTTCATTAAAATTATCTCTTGGGAAAGGTGGGTTAATTTCCCAGGTGCTGGAATATTCAGTTGAATTTGAAAGACCTAGAAAAACATAATATGCATTGTCCACAGAATTTACTTTATCAATAAATCCCAAAGCATTAGATATTCTAAGTTGGTCAGTTATAATTGCCGACATTTTTTAACATTTTTTGATTATTTATAAAGCGATTTGTGGATAAAAATCAATAATCATAATTTGAAAATTTTAGAGCATTAAATCTTTGAACAACTGGATTGTTTTGATTTATCGTTTGGTCAATATTAAACTCTTTTGGAAATACTCTCTTATCCAAATTATCAATTTTTCCCCAACTAAATTCAGCAATATTACCATCTATCGAAATATCATTCGCAGGTAAAGTTGGTACGGAATCCAAATTAGCAACTGCACAAAGAATTCTATTGACAAATAATAGAGATCCATAAAAATTGGAATTAACTGTAATAATTTGCGAGTCTATGACTTGATAGACATTATCTAAATTGGAAGAATTTGATAGTATAGATCCAGTATTCTTGAAAGAAGAGTTTGGAGAATTTCCAACTCTTGAATTGTATAAACGCAAATAGTCTCCTGCTTGTAGTTGACTTATTGTTATTGCAGAACCAACAACAGTATCTCCAATATAAACTTCATCTCTCAGAATCGAATCTTCTGGAATATATAAATCCAATGAAATTCCGGGTGGTTCTCCAGGTATTGTAACCCTATCGACTGTAGATATTCCAACAACAACTCCATAATCACCTGCAAATTGAACATCTCTTATGACTTCAGTAATTGAAGTTGGTGGATCAATTGACACTTTTGGTTCATTAATTTCAATGACCTCATATATTATTGGAGTTTTCAAACGATAGTTTCTAAATGTTTGTCCAATTCCAGGATTATCAAAAGTATCTACGTAAACAATATCGCCAACAGAATATCTAAATCCTGCATTTACTATATCAATATTTGCAGAGTCAATAATTAAATTTTCAGTGATTGGATCAACAATTAAATTAACATCAATTGAGGCATTTAAACCAATTCCAGTTTGACTATTAAGTCTTGCGCCACTAAAAGTTCCATTACCCTCATTTATTACCGGAGGATATCCAGTACCATTCTTCACAACTCTCAGTTTCTTTATTGGACCATAAGTATACCCAACTCCAGAATTTGTGACTGTAATGCTATCAACTTGCCCTGCGCTGATATTTGCAGTTGCTGTGGCATATTCTAAAGAATCTGTCGAAGAAACTTCCGCACTAAATCCCGACTCAAATAAACTTACTTCCTCTCCAATAACAAATGAATGTAAATTAGTGGGAAGAACTTCAATAACATTATCTGTAGTTATTCCCGCAAGAATTCCAGATGCTCCACTAATACTTCCTAAAATTTGTTCCCCTATAATAGCAGTTGAAACTCCAACAGTAGATATAGTTCCTGTAATATTTGCAATATTTACCAATTCAATTGTTCTTGGTAATGGATTTGATAAGAATGGATATTGAATAGTAACATTTGGAACACTCTCATATCCACTTCCACCATCAATAACGGGAATACTTATAATTTCACCATTAGAAACTTGACATGTTCCTGCTATTGCTGGAGTCTTTTCTCTAGAATCTATAATTTTAATAACATTTCTTTCATTTTCATCTATTTGTTCAGCTGCATTGTCAAAAAATGGTTTTAGTGTATCAACATAGAATTTAGTGCTATTTAATTCAATATCACTAATAAGATTTGCTGAGGGTAAAATACTTGGTTCATAATATACTCTATCTTTACCAATAAATTGATTATCAATAACAAAATCTTCAGTTTGTTTTGCGATAGTTATTGGTCTAAGTAATTCAAAGTCATTACTTATTCCCCTATCATTATAAATTAATGTGTTTACAAAATCAGAAGATACAACATCTGAAACAATTCTTTCATTTTGAATGAGTTTCTTATCGTCACTAGTAATGAATATAGAATCTCCAATTTTTACCGACTCTAATACATCAACATCTACAACATCAGTGTCACCATTTCCTCTATAGAATATTATGGAAACAGTGTCTCCAAATTTGGGAGCTTCGGGGAAAGTAATAATACTTCCACCAGTAAAAGTATATCCCTTTCCTGGAACTTGTAAAATGTCATTATATAAAACTAATAATACTGCTTGAATATCAATGTTAGAACCTTTTTTAGCTCTAATTGATTTTTGCTCACCATTAATTTTGATTGGGAAAACTCTTCTAGAATTATCAAATAAATCATCAAAATTATCAATAACTTGCAAATCTCCTATAGACCAAGCAGAGAATTTTGTATCATATACATCATCGATAAACAATTTGAATTCTTCAAATGCAGTTGACTGATCAAGAGGTATTCCAGTTAGTCCTCCAGTTGGTACAGTCAATACCTCAAATGGTCTATATCCATATCCATTATTTGTAAATTTAAAGTCAATAACTCTGCCTTCCTCTCCAACAACCAAATTAATTTTTGCTCCAGTTCCTATTCCAATAGAAGGTGAAGTTGAACTATAAATTAACGGAATTTCATAATATCCTATTGGAGAATCAAATACAATTTCTGGAGGAGAAAATCTTCTTATAGTTACCTTTTCATTAGATAAAATATTGGAAGTTAATGGAGTATCTATAGTTATAAAAGTATTTCCAATTCCCACAATTTTTACATTTTTATCATTGTTTATTGAAATATAATTGTTTATATTGTTTATATTTCTTACAGTGTTTACATAAACTACAGTAGAACCAATAGATGATGGTTCTGAAGATAAAGTTTCAAATACATCATAAAAACTAGTAAATGATATTCCAGGATTGACAAAATTTATATTTGTTGAAATTGAACCGGAAATTACCGTGGTAAATCCAATATAGTTTACATCATAATCTACAGTACTTTCAGTTCTAATTCCAATATCTACAATTTCAGAAGTCAATTCAGTTAATTTTATAGAAACTATAGAACCTGAAGGAATATCTTCATCCAAATTATCAGATAGTGTAATAGTAGAAGTAATAGGATCGTATGATGAGATTTCCAAATCATTGCAAATAGTTCCTATTCCAGTACTGCATAAAGGTCTTGATGAATATGGAAGTTTATCAAACAAACTTCTTTCTTCGTTTATAGTTAATATATTTGAACCGGAAGAAGAAATTGTTGAAGTAGTAACAAAAATTTCCTTCCCATCAACCAATCTATAACCACTTCCAGTTGATCCGATTGTTATATTCGAAATTGATCCAGTGTTATCAATAGTAACTGATGCTCCTGGAGTCCTCAATGTCTGATATCCATGCCCAAATGTTGATCCAGTACTGACTATTATTCCACCAGAAGGTAAATTTGTTGAATTTATATCTTCAAGATTAGAAACTTCTTGAGATTGTTTGAATATTATTGTTGGATCTCCACCAGGAGTTTGACCTAAAGTAAATGCTCCATCTATATTTCTCTGTTCATCAAAAGGTATCTGTAGAATATTTTTAATGAGAACAAATAAATTCGAAGTAGAAACTCCGCTGAGAGCTGGATCGGTTGATGTTAGTGTAAACTCACTTCTAATACCAGTAAACTGCTCGGAAATATCATCAACTAAAACATTATCGGAATATGTTGGACTCAATCCATTAATTTGACCTGATTTATTAAATATCCTTCCAGAGAAAGATGAACTTGTCGAAATTCCTACAAAATCAACCTCATCTGGTTTAGGATCTTTTGGTGTGATGGGAACTTTACCATATGGAGCATCATAAAAATGAATTGTATTATCAACAATATTATAATCTCCAGAATATTTTGTACATCCAGCACCAATATCATGAGTGGATGGCAATGTTCCCAACCAGAATCTATTTACCAATAATGTATTAGTTGCACCAAATCCAACAACTTTAACGCGGAGTATTTCATCATCAACTCTAAATACGTCACCACCAACAAAAACATCTGGATTTGTAACTTTTACCCTAACATCTTTTAGACCCAAAGGTTCTGCCAAAGTAGTTTCAAATGAAGTTGAAACTATAGGAGATTGGATCATATTGTCAATAGTAATTAATGATCTTTCATTCCCTCTTTTTCCAGTTAAAGTATGAGTTGTTCCTGTTCCATATGAAATCAAATCAAGATAATCTGGAACAGATTTTAGTGCTTGAGATGCAGAAGCTGCGACTCTAACACTTAAATTATTATCTTTAATAATGTAAAGTTTTGTAGGTAGTATATCAGTCAATCCTATTCCAGGAACTGAAGTTAAAGCAATTCCAATTGGATCATCACCATTAGTATCATAAGTAACTTCTTCACCAGTACTGAAGTAATGATTTGGAATAATCAACTTATCATTATTAAGATCAACTGATGTAAAACTTGATGCATTAAAAGTTCTTCTTAAAATAGGATATCCATCATAGAATAAATCAAACTTTCTTTTAATTTCATTCTGAGTTCCAATATAATCCGTGGTATATGAATTAATTTGTGATTCATTTAAATCTAAAATCAATTCATCAGGATTTTCTGGATTTTCCGTAATAGTCTTAACGCCTTGATAGAAAAACTTAATAGCAATATTTTCACCAGCAACTGCAGGTGTAAATGATAATATGCAATTTTTACCGGAAACGGAAACACTAAAATCTCCAAGTGTATTTACGGTTGGATCATTTAAAACACTACCATAAACAGTAATATATGCATCAGAATCATTATTAACAGTTACAATTTCAAGAGCTTGGAGTTTTGAATTAAATCCTCCAAAATTTGAAGTGACAACAGCATAATAATATGCTCCACCATAAACTCTATTATGACGATGAACTTCAGCAGTATTTGTTGTTATTCCAATATTTACAATTCCACTTTCAAGTCTAGTATTTGAAAGAACTAGAAGATCTGTATCAATAGCATCAAAGTCAGTATCAATGGAGGTTGATACCGTATTAACTTCTAGTGTGGCACCATAAGATACTGAAGGAGTTGCTTCTACGATAATATCGTCTCCAGAAATTCTTGCAGAATATGCCGCATATCCAATTGGAGGATTTAATGCTTTTGTAAATAATTTTCCATATTCTGTTATATAAACATCATTACCATCACTAACAATATTAAGTTCCACAGATTCTCTATAATCACCATTTTCATCATTTAATGTTGTCAGCAATTTATTTGCTTTGTATTCAGTTCCAACTCTAGCAATTTCAATTGCAGATGTGGTTCCGGCGGAAATTGATGCAGTTTGGTTTGTAAAAGTAACAACTGTACCTAAAGAATAAGTTTCTTGAGAAGTTGACCCCAATCCAACAAATGTATCAAATAAACTATAAGATACAAGTTCAATATCAAAATCATTAAATTCAAAGTCAAATGGATTGAATGTAATTTCTCCAAAGAATCCTCTAATTCTAAATTCAAATGTCCCCAACTCCCCAAAAGTTTCTACTTGACCATATTGTCCAATATAACCTTCCAAATCATCATGAATTAAAGAAATTAAACCAAATTGCCTTTCATTAAAGAATAGTTTATCTTTAACATATGCAAAGTATTTTCTATATCTAGTCTGGAATATTGGGAATTTGTCAACAACAACAAATCTCTCATCTCTTGGTACATTATTAAATTGACTACTAATATCCTCAATCACCAAAACTCTATTATTAATAGATTCTGCATAGTCTTGAACAGGTATTGTATTAAATACCACTTGGTCAGATACAGTTCTACCATCAAGAAGGTATGTATTTTCTGAAACCATATCAAAATCAACATATGAATTGATATCAACAATTGAGAATATATCAGAAACTGAGTTCAATTCGGAATATGAAATTGAAGTTCTGTTTACTTCATCTGGTGTAGATTCAACTTCAAAAGTTGAAAACTTTTTAAATCCGGAAGCATGATTTAAACTTGATACAGCATCTTGCCATTCAGAAAACTGAGTTTTTGATTTCAGGTCATATGAGAAATATTGATAGTAAAAACTATCTTGTATTCTTTGAGTATTATCATTCAAGAATCCAACTCTGGTATCCCATCCTCTAGATACCACGGAAGAAGACCCAACCTTATATTCTGCATCATAGAACTGAACTTTTCCAACTATTCCACTCAAATTTGATGTTCTTCCCGTAATTCTGTCACCAGTTATAAATTTATCCCCAGAAAGAACGCTTACAAATTCATTGTCTCTATCCCAATATTCTACTATTCCAGTAAATCCACTAGAAGTAAATACCTCTTCTCCAAGAATAAAGTTATTTTTCTGAAGAGTTATATTAAAAGTTGGGAAATATTTTTCTGGAACAAAATATCCAAACGTATTTACAGGTCTATATTCTCCAGGAATTTCATCTCCTTCAAGATATTCTGACATATCAATAGAAAATCTAGAAACATTTCCACCAATACCCTTAGCAACATTACTGACTGTGAATAATGCATAATTATAATTTGAAGAATTAATTCCCTTAACATTTTCATTAAAGGTTACTTCATTTGTTATTGGATCTACATTGACATCATTTACTTTGAAGTTTTCTAATAGAACTCTATCTCCATCATCGAAAGGAAAATCTGCAGTTGAACTAAACCCTTGATTTAAAGTAAATGTTAAAATCTTATCTTCAGGAACGTAACTTACAGAACTTACAGTAATTCCATTGGAATTGTTAATTGGAATAATTATAGGAGTTTTATTAAACAATCCAGAACTATTTTGAATTATTTCAACCTTAACTTCTTCAGGAACAAATTTTAACTCAGATTGAGTATCGACCTTTCCAGACAACCCATCAATAACGACTAGATTTGGAGTAAGAGTATAATCCTTACCAGTAGAAACAACCTTAATACTTTCAAAAATACTTAAAGGCTCAACATTAATCAATTGAGGAAGATTTCCAGTGGGACGTAAACTATAGTCAACACTATAATCAAATCCGATATTCTTAAGATCTACTTTTGCCACAGATCCAATCTTATTACTGGATGGGAATAATAATGCACCTGTACCTGTTTTAGAGGTAATAGAAGTAATTCCTGGCAAAACTCTGTACTTTCTATCTCTAGAAAGAACAGAAGCTTTTGTTATTTCCCCAAGAGTTGAATAAGAGTCTGTAGTATATAAAATAGATGCATTTGTTCCAGAATAAAAAGATTTTTCAGGTTTCTTTTTTAAGAAATAATCAAAAAATGAAGTTCCTGTAAAAGAAACTTTATTATGACCAGAATATACACTATCCAAAATAGTTATTGTGCTATTTTCTTTAATATTATCATCATCAATTCTATATTCAGTTTTTGAAATTGGAACGCTTAATGAAGTATTAACTAGTGTAAGCTTATAATATAATTTTTTAGGTGTGGTGTCATTTATTGATAAAGTTACTTTTGCATTATTTGTAACTCCTATAACACCAGTTTTAGTTACTTCAAAAGATGAATCATCTTTAGTCTTTAAAAACTTTTGCAAGAAATTTTCATCTTCATAAATGTCAAAGTCAAATGCAGGAACACTTGATTGATTGCTTATGAAAGAAAGTGAAGAATCGGTCAAATCAAAATTGACAGTATCATTTCTATAAAGGTTTATGTTTGGATTAACTTCGGATATTTCCCCAAATAATGGAGTTGTAAGATCAATAACTACTGGATTCCTTCTAATAGACTCCTCATATGTAAGTGATAATTTAAATTCATTTTCATTTTCCACAACAACATAATAAATTTTATCATTCTCAAGGTCTGTTGGAGATAATGTATTATGAATAATCTTTTGTCCTGTAAAGTAACCATGATTATTAATAATTAATGTATTTTTATCGAGGTTGGTATTATTATAAGATTTGGGATTAAATACTAGTCTTCTATTTGCATCATTATATTTTACTTTTACACTTATTTGTTCATTCGATTTAAGATTGACAAAAATATTTTCATTGTAAAATAGTGATGGATCTGATGAAGTATTTACTCTAGCAATATTTCTAGTCAAAATACCTTTTTGAACTTCCAAATCAGTTCTAAAGCTATGATAATCTCTAGTTCCCGAAGATACAAAATATAATAACGACTCATTAGTTTCTGGATTTAAATATTCTCCTGTTGTACTCAAACCAACATATTGTGTAGAAATTCCAATATGATTTTCATCAAATGCATATGCATAAAGATTATCAAAATCATCTAAAGCAACGGGACCACTTACTAAAATTGATGATCCACCATTATTTTTGTATAATAACCTATCCCCAGTCTTAATTCTGTGGTCCTTTAAGTATATACTTCTTGAAGGAATGCTTCTAGTAATCCATTTATCTACATAAGAAGTAACACCAGAACCCGCAATTGAAATTATTTGATCAGTAGTAAGGGAAGATACATTATAATCTAAAACAATTGAATTTATACCAACATTAAGAACTTTTATCTTATCAATTATTGAATTGAAAGTAGTATCTGTAGATCCTGTCAGAGAAACATAATCTCCAACTCTAAATGCAGATACATTTGTTAAATTGTTAAACACCAAACCAACTTTAAAATTTGGATCATTTGCAACTAAACTATCAGAAGAAATTCCGCATTGGTAGTTTGATGAATTTTTTTCAATAAATGCATTTGTTGTAGTAGTTCCAACACCAACAGAAATTTCTGGATTAAAATATAATTCTTTATTTACGGGATAATCCTTTTCTCCAGAATATGTAATTGTTGAGTTATTATCAACAGATGAAACACTAATAACTCTAGGGTCTTCAATAAGACTGGTTCCCGAAGGATATGATGTTGTAACACCACTTCTCAAAACTCTAATTTGAGAATTTATTGGGTCTACATTTAAGATTTTGAAAAATTCTACATCATTTCCATTAAATATCTTATATACATCATTAGATCTAATTGCTGTTGGCTTTAAATTGCCAACAACTGTTATTTTTTCAGATTCATTTGGAGTAGACACTCCAAGTTCTTGATTTAATACAAGTCTATTTGAGGTAACATCAACAATAGACGTTACGTTTTTTTCTTTATTTGTAAGGAGTTCATTCAGACCAATAATATTTACAACATCATTATCGTTTAAACCATGTGGTGAAGAGGATATTCCAATAATAGTGTTTTTATTATTTGATGTCCCAAATTCAACATTCTCTATTCCAAATGAATCCAATATAATCGAAGTAACGTCCTTACCCTTTACTTCAGAAACCTCGGCAAAAGATTTATTCCCATTTTCATCTTCACCAAATTCTATAATATCTCCTACCTTATAATTTTCTCCACCAGATATGACATCAACTGTTTCAATTATACCTCTTTGAGTTCTAGAAACACTATTCAGTTGATTTTCATATTCAATTGGATTAAAAATGTAATTATAAGTAGAAGTATCGCTAAGTAAATTGTATTGGTTTGTATTTCTTATAAGTTGATTTTCTTCAAATGAAATTATATTTTGATTTGCACTTATATCAAAATTAAAGTCTATTACTTTCGACTTAAAATAATTTCCAATAAAATATGGGAAACTAGGTCTAAGGTAAGTTGTGCTGAATTGAGCATCATATCCACCCAAAGATGAAAAATATGCATATATTCCATTTGGAAACTCTGGTGTTACACAAAATCTTCCATTATAATCATCAAGATCACCATCTCCAACAAAAACATAGTCCTCAACAAAAAATCCTAAAGGAAAATCATTCAAACTTGGTCTATTTGTACCAGATATTGTTCGATAACCTGTACTTAATTTTTTAATTGAACCTCCACCAGAAGGATTTGCAAATCCAAATGGACCATAAATTGGATTTCCGTCATATGCCCACCCAATAATAGGAGAGTGATATTCTGATGTTATAGATTCTCTTCCATCAACAATCTCAAGATCTTTTTTATAAAAATCATTACCACCAATTCTTTTAGAAACAAGTAAGTCTTCTCTTAGTCTTCTTGGAGCATATGAATGAGTTATTTGAGTAATTCTTTCGCCATATTCATTTTTAGTATCAAGTAAAAATACATCATTATTCAATATTTGCTTTTTCAGAATTGCTCTTTCAACAGAATTGACATTCCACTTTTGAATTACCGCATCAAAAGAAGCGCCAGAACCTGAAGAAATAACATTTAAAAGTGTTCCATTGGTTTTATAGTTTATACCTTCAGAAATTACATTTACTTCAACAATTCTTCCATTGGAAATAATTGGTACTAGTTTTGCCCCACTCCCCTCACCTTGTATTTCTATAGTAGGAGTTGAATTGTAAAATGAACCACCATTAACAATCAATACTCTCTTTATTTGTCCATTTGAAATAATTGCTTTCAACTCAGCGCCCGAACCATTTCTAACCTCAATATTTGGCTGTCTGTTATAATTTAATATATCAGAAGAACCATAATTTAAACCAGAATTTTCGATGCAAGTCGATACAATAGAACCCCTAAATGCGGGAATAATATTTGGTTTAATATCATCAAGAGGTAAAGACTTATTCTTAAAATTACCAACAATATCAACTCTTATTGGTCTATAGTTTATTTCATAAGAACCAGAACCAAAATTTTCAAAGTTTACAAAAATACTTCTTTTTAAGTTGAAATCTGGCGGATTTCCTGGAACTGTATTAATTCCACACAAATTAAATTCGTTAGAATTTATTACATTTACATAATATTCTGTATTTGTTGATAATCCAGATATGGGAGATCCACTAGAATTATATACTATAACCTCTCCCGTTTTATATCCATGATCTTCAATTTTTATAGAATTTTTATATAAATCTACATTCGAATTTGAAAATACGATCTTTTTATTGGTATAATTTTCTCCGGTTCTTGTAATTTTTATAGAACCTATAGTTGATTTTTTGTTAGCACTTTTCAAAAAGTGCTTTCCTGAAGCAAGAGAATCTAATTCAAACTCAATTGCATTTTCTCTATTAATAGAATCTGTAAAGTTTTTATATACCTTTAGAGTAAAATCTGTTTCCGGAGAAACAAAATAATCAATTTCTCTTTCCAATCCTTCAAGAGGAGCGTCGGTGTAATCATATAAAATTCTTTCACCCTCATAAAATTTATGTTTTATACTAAAAGTTATATTTCCTGATGTTGGAGTTGCAGTCGTAACATCTATTTGATTAGTATTTGCAACAAATTCTACAAAATGATCAAAAACTGTCATTTCAGGAATTGCTATTGCACCAAATCCATTTCCTCCTGATATTTTTATTTCAGGAATTCCATCCCAATCAAAACCACCCCCTAAAACGTCAATTTTTTCCAAAAATCCTTGAACATGAGATATTACAGAAGCTCCAGTTCCTGATTTGTCAGAAATATTTAAAATTGGTGGATTTATTACATCATATCCAGAACCCAAAGACTTTACATCAATTTTTTGTATAGATCCATAATATATAAAATCATTTGACTTATAATTAGCAATCTCAACTCCATTTGCCAAAACGCCAATAGTTCCCGAAGGTGTTAAAGTTTTTTCTTTAGGTATTTCTGGAGAAGATACTTTTTTGAAAATATTTTTTGGAGAAATTTTTCTAGAAAAATTCTGATTAGAATTTTCACTTTGATTTTGGAAAAATATTAATTCATTGGTAGACTTAAATATTTTATTCTGATTTCCAGTAAGTTTAGAAGTTGGAGAATTTACTGAAACATCAATAAAAATATTATTATCAAGATTACTTCTACTACTTGAAAGTTTTATTTTTGTGGAATTACTAAATGTACCCAATGCTTTGACATAGTAAACTCCATTTGCAATATTTAAAGAATTGACTCCTTCTCCACTTTGATAATACAAAGCATCCCCAGTAACAAAGGCATTTTTTCCAATATTTAAAACCTTATCTAAAATTTGAGGATTGCTTGGGTTTTGTTCTTCACTAATAAAGAAATCTTCACCCAAAACAACAGTATCATCAGTAATAATTAATGATTCCTTTCCATATTTTGGTAAAGATTGTGATGCAAGATATAAACTTCCACCAGAATCTCTATAAGTATTTTGAGTGTCAGTAATGTAGATATCATTATTATCAAATACTTCAGAATTATAATTGTAAGTGAATTTAGAAATTTCTCTTTCAATATTATATTCTTGCGTAGAATCAAAATTAAATGGCAATGAAACATTTATAGAAAAATCATCGACAATGGATTCAACTACAGCTTTATACTCATTAAGCAATCCGGAAGTTGATATTAATCTTGCACCATCTCCCAAATTGAAAAGATGTTTGTCACTTAATTGAACTCTAAAAATATTGTTTAGTGTATTGATTAATGATAAATTTTTTATTTTATAAGATGGTGATATATTCAATCTCCAACAGTTAAATTGAGGATCTTTAATATCTTTTCCTAAAGTTCTTAAATTTATTCTATTTCCAGGAACAATATAACGAGAATTTTTATCAACTACAGGATCTGATAAAACTCCAGTAATTCTAAACTTAATTGGATTTTCATCATTACCAACCGTTAATCCACCTTCACAAACATAATCCAAGTAAATTTCCGTTTTAGAATCAATATTTCTATTGATTCCAGAGCAACCCAAAAACTGATTCAAATTTTTTCTTTGATAATCGATTTGTTGAGTTGTACCATCTTCATAATATACAACCAACTTTCCATTAGTTTCTGGAAATCCATATGTAGAATCTACGGTAATTGACGAAGATCCGATGTCAATTCTTTCCAAAATAATAGTTTTTGGACCGATAACAAATTCACCATAGACCGATCCTCTAAGATTAATATCTTTATTGAAATCAAAGTCAAGACCTATGGTATAGTAAGTTTTATCCTTTCTTGTAATTGTTTCAACTTTATTTACAGTTCCATATGCAGAGGATATAAATTCTTCACCATCAATTGATAGAGTATTTTGGAAAATTGTAGTATTAACTAAGTCTTTTGGATCTCCTTCAATTGCTTCAATAACTAATTCCTGATTAATTCTATATTGAGCATCTGAAGGTCTAATCAAATAATCTCTTGGTTTGATGACTTTAACATCATCCCCAAATAATGCTTTAAATAAAATTTTATAGGAAGCATCAGTTCCTTTAGAAGTATAAAAATCTTTTAACTGTTTGATCAAAAGATTTTTATTTACGCTTAGAGTATCGCTAGAAAAAAACTTTCTATTCTCAAATCCTGGTGCAAATTGAGTTTTTATTTTCTTAAAGAACTCATTTAAGAATAAAATATTTAAATTTTTGACAGATGCAGAATTTAAATGATCGCTTGCATTAGTTTTTTGAAAATCTAGACCATCTTCATATGAGGTAATCGCACTAAAACCTCTAACACAATCATTAAATGTATTATATGTTTTTGACTTGTATAAAATAACCTCAGAATCGATTTGAATCAATCCATAACTATCAGGAAATCCTCTAGTACTAGATACGCGAATACTATCATCAGCAAAAGAAATATCTTGAGTTAATTCCGTATATTCAATTAGAGATGCAATATTGTCAAGTTTTACATACTTATCAATATTTTGAAGTATGTCCAGTACACCACCCTGATATTCTAATCCAGCGTAATATTCTTGGAATAGTTTTTCAACTAAAGGGTAAGTCTCCCTAACAAAATTTGGGAGTTGATTCTTTACAACATTACTAATTTTAACTCTTGTGCTTTGCATTTCTATTAATCTCTAATTAATTTTCCATTCGTATAACTTGAGGTTGTAATATAATTACTTCCAGAAATATCATTTCCAGAAGAAATATTGTCACGAACTGCAGTAACGGTTATTTTATTGGTATCAAGCTGTAAATAAAGATCCTGTAAACCAATAACATCATTTGATTTTGGTGTGGCAGAAATTTCCACAATAGATTCTCCACTATCTATAATCGTAGAAACAATGTTAATTGGATTCAATATAATTTCCCCTTTCACATAATCTACAGTTCCAATAGATTGTCTAACCTGGACAGGTTCATCAGATTCTGTTGATATTTTGAATAAGAATAAACTTCCCGTTTTTAAATTTGCATTTGGTTTATCAGAAATGTAAACCGTTCCACTAATTCCAGCAACACTAAATCCAGATGTTTTTATATTAAACCCATCTCTATTTCTTACAAAAAGTTCGTTACCAAAGCAAATTTCATATTCTGCAAATTGATTAATAGATGCCCTAAAATCTCTTCTCAAAGAGACTTTAGTAATGTTTGAAGTAATAGAAGCATCGCTTTCGTCAATAATATTTAAAACTTTACTATACTTAAATCTAATATCACTACTATCAGATTCAAGAGATTTTGAGTACTTTTCTAAATTGGATATTACTTTATTTTTTGGTACTTGATCATTATTAGTTAAATTTTCATTATAATAAATTGTAGTATCCAGTTCAATGAATAAGTTTTTCAAATCAATAACTTCAACTACAATACCAGCAACTGTATATTTTCTTAGAAGATTTTTCAAATTTTGAGCAGCACTTGAAGATATAAAAGTACCACTCTGTGGTTTAACTGCAACAAAAACCTTTCCATATCTTGGTGGATTTAAGTCTTCACCACCAAAAACATTAACAGACTCCAGTTCTGGATATATTCTTGGGATAATTGCCTTAAAATCATTCGCGGTTACTGCTCTATTTTGAGAAGAGTAGTATTTTGGTGCGTAATTTCTAATTGATTGTACAGATTCAATCTCAGATCCACCAAATGAATTGGTGTTTGTTACAATATTTGAGATTCCGCGAGTAATAATTCCAATATTAGAGTCTAACTTACCAGCAAATGCAAATTGTGAAAGATTATTTCCCAATGATCCATTCGAAACCACATACGATGCATTAATCAAATTAGATTCTTGTAATTTATCACCAAAAATACCATCACCAAAGATTATTTCATAGTACTGATTTTGTATTTCTTGAATAAAGAAAATCTTGGAATCCGATCCAACATCAATAATATCCTGTGCTAAAGAATATTTTGTAGAAAGACTGGATAAAGGACTAGTATATACACGAACTGATAAAGTGCTAATGTCAACATTTACATTATCAATAATATATCTTTGTGGTGGGTTTGGTATCTGAGAATTTACGAAAAACTCTGAACTTACTAAAGTTCCTTCATAAACTTCAATATTTTCAAAAAATGCAACTCCATTTACCACAGGAACTGAAATATCTTCTGTAGTAACAAATGTATAACTTTCTCCACTAAACTCAGATTCCGTAGTACAAACTATACCCCTATTTAAGGTTATAACTCTTGGAATTGATGCGTAATTTGAAACATCAACAAAAAAGGATATATTTGCTCTTGCTGCAGTTCTTGATCTTGGAACATATCCAATATTCCTTGCAAGGGAAACAATATTTTCTCTTAGTGTTGCACTATCAATAAAAACCTCACCGCTAATCATATTAGCGTTATACGAGGAAATATACGTATTATATGCAAGAATATCTATCAAGACCGACAAATTCGATCCTTCAAAATCATAATCCGTGAAATCTGAACTTGATCCTAGGTAATCCTTAATAGATTGCCTTAATTGATCAAAATCTAAGTCTGTAAAATTTACTATTGCCATTTATCGGGTTGGCTGTAATACAAAAACTAACTTTTGTGGTGGAACATCTATACCTATAATATTATATTTTATAGTAACGTTAAATTCATTATTATCATAAATTGGATTTACAATAACATCAATTAATGAAACTCTTGGTTCATAATTTCTAATTGTATTTTCAATTTGGGATTTAATACCATCTGCAGAAATTGAATCAATATTTTCAAATAAAGATCTACCAATATCAGATCCAACATCTGGATTAAAAAACCTTTCACCTGGCAAAGTTAAAACCAGATTACGAACCGATCTTGCAATCGCGGTTTCATTTTTAATCGCTAAAATATCATAAGTCAATGGATTGACCTGAAGAGATAAACTAATATCCTTAAATGATTTACTAATTCTCTCTACAGGCATTTATGAAAAGATATAGTCTCAAGTTATTTATTAAGGATTTTGACCATAAAATGGTTCAGTTCCATAAGACCAATCATCATAATCATTGTCATTGCGAATTTTCTCATGAATTTCATTCTGAAGAGAAAAATCATGCTTTTTTGGAGTAATATCATCGTTATTAATCTCCCTGAGCATCTGTTTTTTCGAGTCTCCAGGAGTTTTGCTCCAATAATCAGTAATTAGACTCGTTGTTCCCCAAACTTCTTTCATATAATTTACGTCCCTATCTGGATTTGGTTGAATTGCCATCTGTTTGTTCCTTTTTTGAGGGTAAAACAGAACTTTTTAAGGGGTTTCTATCCCTTTTGAGGTATTTTATGGTCCTTACCCAAAATTTCCTCAAGCATTTCCTTGTCCCAATGTTCGTAATATTCAGTTTTTGATAGATTTTCTCTCGATTTTTCTAATTTTTCTCTAGATTGGCATAAAATTAAATTATATTTGCCATTATTTGTTTGAATACCTTGTATAAAGGTTTTATAACGACCACAATCCTCTAAAAATATGTAGTCTTTGTAGATGTTATTGTAGATTTCACACCACAATTGGATTGCAGAGGCATCTAGATAGTCCTCAACAACAAAAATGACGACATCATACCCCTTTAAAGGCATAATATCGTCAATATTTGATAGTACAATCTTATAAGAAGCAGTTGAAGAGAAGGGGCAAATCGCAAAATTACCCAATTCGGGTCTTAATTTTGATATTTTGAGGATCCAATTCTGGATATGTTCTTCAATTTCCTTCATTTTGGATTTTCCCTTCTACTTTTGCCTCATATGAGAGACTTTGGATGACCGGATATAAGGATTAACCCTGCCCTTGCCCTCTACTACGCTTACGTGCTTTATTACGAGACGTTGCGGCATACTTGGTGTGTTTACCAGAACCCTGCCGTGTTTTCTTGGGTTTTGATTCAATAAGATCTCCACCGCTAAAAGAAGGTCGCCTAGCCATTTACAATTTCCTCCAATTTAAGTTCATTCGGATCAATTTCACTACCCTCATAAAATTCATATGAGAGTTCTGAAAGGACTTCCGCACATTCTTCATACGAAAGCCCTGTGTACATTATTTCTCCCTTGTAGAGAATATTAAACATTATCAGATAACACGAGTCTTTTCGTGCCCAACGCGAATGCGAGGATCACACCAAATCTCATATCCCTGATCTTTTGCATCGAGACAGAAGGAAACATCCTCTCCACACATATCTTGTACTGCACCAGATTCAAAAACTTGCATCTTCGGAGCAAACCAAGGATATTCAAGATTCTCAAAGACTCCCTTCTGAATCAATACCCAACCAAATCCTGTGTAATCAACAGTAAATGGTTTCTTACGCTTACCCATACTATCAACGGTTTCATGATTCATCACACCACCATTGTTACGGAAATCATCTTCCTCCAACCAATGAGCAACAGAAGTCGTGCGCCCATCCTCTGTAGCATACCATCCAGCAACAATACCACGCTTCTTCGATTCATCAACAACTCCCTCTTCATCAATTGCTTCAGCAGGGAATGCCAAATCACAAAGTTGCCAAAACTTCTCAGTGTTGAAAACAATATCACTATCAATCCATAGTTGATAATCATATTGCAACTTACCATCCCAGGGAATCTGTTTCGGACCCCTCAGAACATTTGCACCAAGACACTTACAACGTGCGAAGTTTACCATTGATGAATAATCTTGAGAAATTTGAATTCCACATCCATTTTGTACAAGATCAAAACAGAGTTGAACAAATGCCTTCAAGAATGTAAAAGAACATCCACGTCCTGGTAGACAGAACACAATGCTCTTACCTCGCATTCTTGCCTTGATTGCATCAATATCCCAATCCCCAGATTCCTGTGCTGTGGGAGGTTTTGCTTTAACTGTAAATCCTTTTGCCATGAGTAATAAAATCCTTCAGATCAATTTTATCGTGTTATTTATCTTTTGTAAACCCCTTCAAAACGAAGACTCAGATACTGATTTTTTATTTACGATTAATTCTTCGTAATTTAAATCCTCTTTCTGATACTCGCTTGAAGTCAAATCTACAAGTGTAAGTAGAGTGTTCCAAGTCTTGTAAAACTCCTCTTCCTTGAGTGAGTGATACAAACATTTCTCCTTTGCGTATATGTGATATACCTTTTCTAACATATTGAATTCTTATTGTTTCAATGCATTATATATCATCACTACAACTGCCCCAAATAAGACCATCAGCGGAAATCGGAATACATCAAAAAATCTTTCAGGATATCTTATGATCCACCCCGCAAAAATAACTTTCCAAAAACTCCAATACGGTTTACGTTTACTCATCTCTACATACCAAAAAATTTTTCCGGGATTTTTTTTATTTTATTTGATACCCTTCGAGGTCTTTTGAAAAAAGTCTTAGAGTGATATAGATCTCTTAGGGGCATACTTTTATAGCTTAGGGGTACCTTAAGAAAATAATATACGAGGGCCGCCTTATACTTAAGGGGCAAACTTTTTTCTAACTGCCTATCACGAATGCTCCGAACGAATAAGGAATATCCCCATTCGTTCGTGCATCGCTAAGTGTCAACGAAGGGCAGACTTAAGTGCAATCTCTTCAGGGCGGAGTTGCCCTGCTTTGAGTCTACCATTGCCACCCGTAGAGTTATTCCAACGGGTGCCAGCACCGCCTACACGACTCATCACCAATTCACTGCGGCGGGGTTTACGTTGCGGCAAACGAGTAACCTTCACCTTCCCTTGAATCTCAGCGATGAGAAGGTCAGTGGAGGATGCAGCAGCAAGTGTCGAAATGTCGGTCATCAGTGAGTGTCGTTTAGGAATGAATGAGAGTATAAAGGAACCCGATCAATCTAGGCATCCCTTATCGTCTAGAATGCCCCAACAAATGTCCACTCCGTTGACAGCAGGATAGATTCCAAAGTAACAGCGCCCCACAGAAATGGCGAAGAATTCGTCACCTGTGCGTGCGGTGCGATCTAGCGCAACGTAGAAAATGTTGCTGAGAGAGATAGGAGTTGAAATCATCTTAAGTGTCAACGAATGGGAGATGTATGGGAAAGAGTTAACCTTGCTTCCCAACGTAGTCTGTATGCAACCCTGCAAGTTCAGCAGTAGGGTAACCATCGATTTTCCAACCACGGGTATGGGAATTCGCTTGAGATTTGCCCTTTGAAACATTAGTCCCCACCCAGATAGTTTGGCGGGTTTTGATGTCAGTTGCTTGCGACCAGAGTGCCATAGGAATTCAGGTAAAAGTTACAGAGAAATCAGAATGCAATCTGCTCAAGAGTAGGAGACGAAATTGCCGCATAATGTGCAGCGCAATCGTTAATGTTCTCTTCTACGATTGCATCAACCAAAGTGTCAAGAATTTCAAGAATTTGAGTTCCGTTAGCACCTTGGCGAAGCATACCGATAGAGGTCGAACGATCGAACATTTGAGAAAGAAAGAAACAACGTTTTGGGGATTTGCCCTGCTGAGAGAATCGAACTCTCACACCGTTAAGTGTCACCAGAGCAGAGAAGAAAGGCAGAGTTGATGTAGGGAACTCTGCAACCCTTAGTGATCAGTTATCGGAGAAAATGTGGATGGGGCAATAGGTATCACCGTCATTGCAGGCAGTGAAATCATAGCGAAGATTGGTGTCCCAAGTTGCTTGCCAATCGACAACAACATAGGAAGGAACGTCACCGTAAACTTCAACGGTATATTCTTCGGCAAAATCTGCCTCAGATTGATAATGTCCACGGTAGCGATCGTCGCAGTCCTGAATGTAGGAGATGCACCCCATTTCTTCGATCAAAGCGTCAACCGCTTCATAACCGATTGCTTCACCACAGCGCACATATTCTTCATAATAAGTCACGAAATCGGACTCATTTTGCTCATCAATGAACTCTAGCATTGCTGCCAGTTCATAGTTCTCATCCAGCAATTCGTCGATCTTGCTCACAGTGTTAGCGGCAAGCATTTCACGATAGTTTGCAGTCAGAGTCACGGTCATTTGAGTTAGTTAAGAGGTGAGCAGTGAGGCGGGGTTCGTTTCCCTCCCCCCGTTGAAACCAATATAGGATTTTTGGGGGGGCAGGTCAAGGGGTTTCAGGGCATTTGGGTCCAGTTCGGGAATTGGCACACGGGCGGCTGACTTAAGTATAAAGAAACGCCCAGAGATGCCTCTAGAAGGCGCTACAATGCCCCTGAAACATTCTCAGGGTGTCTTCACACGAATTCCATCAGAATGTAGTCTGTCGGCAACTCATACTCTTCTGCCATCTTGTTAACTTGAGTCCAGAATTCTTCGGACTCTTCATGATGCTTAATGAACAGGTCTAGAGTAGAGTCACTCATCCAAGATTTCTGATTCAGACTTGACATAGGGTCTCCTTTTGATGTATAATGTGCCTTGTCACCAATGATGACAATCAAGACTCTAAGTTAACTAGAAACAGAGAACTTAGAGTTGTTGAAGTTTGCCATACTGAACACTTCACGATTTACCAACTTAATTGACCCCAAGGCATTAGAAAAGACGTAACCTTCGGCATCAATTCGATCATAACCAATGTAAGCAGCAGGACCCAAGTTACGGCAGAGGAATAGAGCATCTTCTTTGATGGACTTAACGAGTTTCCAGAATTCAATCAGAAGGTGATCACAATCGAAGTCTTTTGCATCGATTTCCTGACCCTCACGAATGCACTTGTTGAGTTGCCTTGTGATCTTGATTGCTTCCTTAGGAGTTGCAAAATTCACAAGTTGTGCCATTTGCTTAGCGAAACCAATAACTTCCTTAAGGTCATGAAACTGGTTGGAATCACTGTGCTGAACGTAGCACTCTGGTTTCAGAAAGTAACACGTTTCAGTGGAAGAAAGGTTATCAACCAAAGGGTAACATACAGCGTCACGAAGGTCATTTTCTGCGAAGTATTCGGTATGGGGAGCAATAATGATTTGCTGATCGATTACCTCACCAAACTTGTAAGTGATCGTGTTGGGAGTAAACTCATCGCTATCGCCAAACCCAATAAAATCACCTTGGATGATAGAATCGGTGTGAGGAAGACAATCAAAGCAGCAATGCAGAATAACCGCAACCTCACCCGAATAGAACTGGTCAATTTCTTCATGAGAGTGTGCAATTCGGATTTTAACCTTGTTAAAAACTGCCTTAGTTCCTACGAAACGAAGACCATTGGCGGGGTTAATCCCCCAAACGATTGCAGGTGCTCCGTCAAGTTTGACGGAGAGGTGACCCTCATGGAGCAGACAATCAAGTGCTTTAAGGTCACCCGAGAGAACCGTATCTTCAGGGTGTTCGAGGTGGAGATTTTGCATTTGAGTGTCAGTGAGGTTCCCTTTGTTCGTTACTTCGTAACAATAGTCGATCACGGTGCCCTTTGGGGGGAATGGTGGGCACTCCCCCGATTGGCACAGGGGGTCGGCCGACCTGAGTATAAAGAACTCAGGGGCACGGTTAGTGTCAGCAAACCAACTCCATGTTCAGGTTATTCACACACTGAACACCGCAATAGTATGCATCCAACCAGTTAGAGAAAAATTCAACAGTTTCAGTAACAGAGTGGCGAGAATTCACCTCTTTACGATAAGAAACTGCGAACACATCCACAGTTCCGTTGTCAACGTACTTTGCAGAGTGAGTGATAGCAATGGCGCTATTCTCCTTGAAACGATACACTGAACGAGTGTTCAGGTGATGAGCAGTCAACTCACTGCCAAAGTGTTGCTCTGCCTTCCAACCTTGGGAGAAAAGTGACATTTGAGTTGCGTTGTTTTCCATGATCCTATAATTGCACAGATCGCCGCCAATTTCAACCGCTCTTGTGCCACTCTGCCAACTGGTTGCGGCGGCTGACCTGAGTATAAAGAAAGGGGAGTTAATCCTCCCCTGATGTAGAGTGTTGAGAGTTTATCACCAGCAGTAGAGTTGCCAACTGACTCACTAGGAGTGGTGATCGGGTGTCCTGTGCCCCTCTCAACTTCTATACAATACACGATTTAGGTGCCCTGTGTTGAAATAGTGGACACCTTGCCAACTGTTCGGGCATCCGACTCAGTTAGTGTTACTTTCCTCCAAAATGTGTGGGTAGTATTCATTAACTTCTTCAGTCAATTCATCATCCGAATACTTATCATAACCTTCCATCAGGTAGTCATAACAAAGGCAGGTCATTGTCTTAAGGTCCATGTCATCAATTATTTGCTGGACCATTTGATCTTGGAGGTCTTTGCGGTTCATTGTCATTTGAGAATGGTACGGTAGTCAATAGATTTGATGCACCAACCTGTAGCATCACTAATCCCATCAACTAAATCTTCTTCATTGTCTACCTCCAAGATTTGCCCAATGTATTCTTGAGCAAGTTTTTCTTCGGTGCAGATTCTATCACTCTCAGACCAGTAATCTTCAGGGTTTGCACCTTCATTAAAGATGTCTTCATCAAGACTACAATCGAACTCAATGTTGGTGATTTGAAATTGCATACTCAATTTTCGTTCGGGAATGTCAAAGATTTCACCAGGCATGTCTTGAATCTCTTGCCAAAGTTCATCAAACATTGTAGAATAGGAAAAGGGGTTTGAGTTAATTAACGAAGGGGATTTACCCCTTCATTTCAGTCAGCATCTCATCAAGTTCTTGAGTATTGATGAGTCCATCCATCCAACGTACACCATCAGGAGTCATCTGACCCCACAAAAGTTCAAGGCGGGGAATGCACGAATCATAGGAAGTTTCACCCAGACACTTACGATAGGTTTCATAATCGTTCTGGATCCATAATGAAACATTCCATGTTTCGTAGTTTGCCCAACCATTAAATCTAGTGGAAGTTGCAGTCATCGGTTCCGTTTGTCCGTTACTTTGTAACAATAGTCGGTCGAGGTGCCCTTTGGGGGGAATGGTGGGCACTCCCCCGATTGGCACTAAGGTCAGTCATTGGCGTCCCCAAAATTCATCATCAGCATACATTTGATGCCAACCATAGTTCAATTCTTCAAAGAATGCACAACGATCAATGTTGTCATTGTATTCACTGAACCTGAAGTAAAATACATTACGCCAGTGCCAGTAGGCATCACTGAACCATTCGGTCATTGGTTTCGTTTGAACTTCAGTCATTATAGGCACGGGGTAGGGCGGTTTCGGGGCAGGAGTGGACAGTCTGCCAACTGGCACACGGGCAGCCGACCTGGGTATAAAGAATGGGAGGATATTTCACCTCCCGTTGTTGTCTAGAACTCACGCATAGGCATACACAAATGCACCACCAATCTTGTTACGATAATCATTCAGAGTTGCCAGGATTTGATTGCGGCGGGTATAAAGAACCACGCAACCTTCCCAGAACAGAATGCTCACGAAGATCACGGCAGCAATGAACTTAATGGTCCATTCTTTCACCGTAGCATGTAGATGGTGGCGGTAGAATGTGCCCACAATGTAACCAGCATTGTATACCTTTTCAATACCCGTAGCAAGGGCATTCAGGCACCACAGGAGTGCAGAAATGGTGAAGATTTCAGATGCAAACATGTAAACTTTGGTTCCGTAAGTAGCAACAGTTTCGATTGCCTCAATGGCAGGAGCGATAGAAGAAATGTTCATTGTTCGAGTGTAGAGAAAGGAACGAATTTGATTGTGGGAGAATGCGTTTCTCAACCACGAATCCAACCTAGAACATTTTGGGGGGATCCACAAGGGGGGTTTGTGCCACCTTGTGGACTGGCACAAGAAAAATATTAATTAGATGCGTTTTCTGCAAAGTCCTGTATACCTTGCACGGCACGATTGCCAATTGCTGCAATACCATTGAACCCAACGGTTGCAATCACAATTCCAGTTACGATTCCGAAAAGAAATTTACCCATTGGTTTTAAACGAAAGGTACAAAAAAAGGGGGAAGGATTAATCCCCCTTAGGTGTCACGAACCGAAGAATTCTTCAAACTCATCAGCAACACGATCGATGATAAAATCGGTGGCATCAATGTTAAACACGTCACAAACCCAATCGACGCAATCATTCAGATCGGTGTGATAGTTGCACATAAATTCACGAAGTGCAGGTGCAATTTCAAGATCGAACTGATGAACTTCGGAGGCAGTAGGCATTGGTGAATTCCTGAACATTTAACTACAATACACGATTTTGGGCGCTGTGCTCTTTTATTGTGCCACTAATACTTTTGGCACAAGGTATAATTTAGTCCCGAGAGAGTTCTCTATACACTCGGGCAACTTCCTCCCAATGCTCATCACGAAGTTCGCCACATTGAGATTCCATAAAGTCATAAACCATACACCAATCTGCCTGAGTTTGTATAACGAACTGGGGCAAAGATTTCAGAGCAGAATAGAACAAAAAAGATGCCTTTTTCGAGGATGTGTATACACTACCACGCCGAAGGCATCTTTGGGGATTATAGTGTGCACTTTAGATATTGGCACAAGGTGTCACGAATTCAGGCAACATCTGGGTAATCGTGTGTATCTACCAGAGAATTATCAGGAAGATTATTAGTTCGAGAGGTGATACGGTTTCGTTTAGAAATCCTCCAACCATTAAGGTCACTATCTACAATCACACCATCGAGTTGCCTACGCTCAGATTCTGTGTGATAATGGCGTTCTTGATTCATTTTAGAAATCTCCTCAAATCTTAAGGAATAATGAAATTATAATGGATTTTGATCCATTTTGCAAGTCACTTAATGAAACTTACCATCTATCAGGGGTTGACAAATCCTCCACATATGCCTTAACCTTTTCAGCAGGTTCAAGATCTAGAACCTTTCCCCATTGAATCTGATGTGGGTTCATATCTTGGAAAACATCAAGTTCTAGAGTAATGCGATACTTTACCTTAGAACTTGTTGAGTGGATGCTGGGCATTGGGTCTAGTGCTCCTTAACTTTGTTAAGTATACTGGATGGGCATCAGGAAGTCAATGTCTAGAAACCACTTCTAGAACTGGCACATATCTGTGTGGGTCTCTTATTTGTATATATTATGTTATGTGTAATTGTGTGCATATCTCGTGTTCATATGCACATATCTCGCACAAGCACACACACAGTCTCGTAAGCATTGTATAAGGTGCTTATATTGTATATTTGTTATTGTATAAGGCACACAGGATCTCGTATCATGTTATATCTCGTATGTGATCTTATATGTGTATATTGTATATTGTTATTATGTGTATATCTCGCACATGATCTCGTAGTGCACATCTCGTACATGATCTCGTAGTGCCTTAGAGTATAACGAAGTCCCCTGTGAATTTTTATTTCGCGCCCCCTTGACTTTTTCGTGCCCTCGTGTTAGAATGCGGTCTAAAATCACAAGAATCTGAAGGTTTCTGAAGGATTTCTAAGGGTATTAGAAGGGATTATCTGAAGGTTTCTGAAGGATTTCTAAGGGTATTAGAAGGGATTATCTGAAGGTTTCTAAAGGGATTATCTGAAGGTTTCTGAAGGTTTCTAAAGGGATTATCTGAAGGTTTCTAAAGGGATTATCTGAAGGTTTCTGAAGGATTTCTAAGGGTATTAGAAGGGATTATCTGAAGGTTTCCTAAGGGTATTAGAAGGGATTAAGAAGGATTAATAAGGTATTAAAAAGATATTAAGAACCATATAAAAGACAAGAAGTTATTTATACGATCCGGAGAATAAGTATACCAGAATACACCCAAGTATTAGTATCCTATCAGTATATTAAATAGAGTATCAGTATAGTAGAATTACCCTATCAGTCTATGCAAGGATTAATATACTCTATCTACTCTAGAGACACAGATAAGCACTACATTGGATCAACTACCAAACCATTGAATAAGGAATGGAAGGAACATTTAGATAAAGCAAACAGAATGTCTTCTAAACACTTATATAAAGCAATAAGGAAATATGGTGCTGGTAGTTTTACTTTAAAGGTCTTAGAAGAATGTCATGAATCCTTATTGAATGAGAAACTATCTTATTGGATAGAACAGTATGATGCTTACAATAAAGGATATAACATTAAACCTAAGGATATACCTTCTCCTATCATTGATCCTTCTCCTATTATATCAGAACCTATAGTTGAAGTCAAACCTAAGAAAAAGAAATCACCTTTTGGTAATAGAACATATAAGCATTGTGGAATACATCATAAAAGAGCAATTAAGACAATAAACGTCGATACACTTGAAGAGAATGTGTATGAGAGTTTAGTTGAATGTGCAGAAGCATTAGGTGTGATTCCTTCTAACCTTTCACGTTCAATGAATAATGGATGGAAAGTTAAAGGTCACCGTATCATTAAATTAGATGATCGTCCTATATCAAAACAAATATATGGATTAGATAAGCGCACCAATAGGATACGATTTACATTTAACAGTATCAGGGAAGCTTGTGAAACATTAGAAGGTTGTCAGAGTGGATGTCACAAATCATTGAAGCATCCACATAAGTACAGTTGGTGTGGGTGTTATTGGTTTTATGTGCATCCAATCAGTGCACCACCAACAGCAGCACCTACGGGAACTGACCAAACATAAGCATCTGGTTTTGAGACTCCAGCAGCAATACCACCACCTAACAATCCACCTAGAACTGTAGGAGTTGTGCGACAGGAAGAATGTTCATACCTTTCTTGACGATGTTCATTCCTTCTTTCATCAGTATAGCGATTCTTCCAACAAGGTGCTTCGTCGCGGAAGATTTGTACATACCCTTTTTGATACCTACCGTGAGCATCATACCTTCCAGGAATATACTCCTCTCTCACCTGAAACCTTTGACAGTATTCAGTTCGATGAGTATATGCAGAGCGGCGGTGTTCGGCAAGTGCAGCAGTAGGCATAAGAGTGGCAGCAGCAAATGCAAGTGCTAGAAATTTCATGACAGTGATTTAACGTAAACAGTTTCTAATTGACCAGTGTGATCAGATCTCTTCAGTTCTTCTGCAAGTTCAGTCGAAGAAAGAGAACTTTCAAACTCTATATATTCTTCTCTACCATCTACCCATCGAAATCCAACTCTATACCTCTTCATTTTGTTTTCGATTTAACTCTACATTGTGCCAATAGATCTCAAGTGCTTTGACACTTTCTGGTGTCTCTTCCCATTCCCAAATCTCACCTTTGGTGCTTTCATAAGTTCGAATTGCCATAACTTTGTTCTCCTTTTTTTTAATTACAGTTTACCACCAACAATGCCATCATTCATCACATTGCTATTACTTCCATCCCATCCTTCTTGCCTTCCTTTCAGATAAAAGCGCGTTGCTTTTACACATTGCTCCTCACTTAAGGAACTAATCAATTTCTCACCATTCTTTGCTTCACTATGCCATAAACCAAATCGTGTCTTATACACCTGAAAGGCATCATCAATCCACTGTATCTCTTGGTTTTGTTTTGAACTTTTTGAATCGTTTTCCGCCATCTCTTTTGTATTGTTGGATGTATTTGGTTCGGTAGTCGTCATAAGGGAAGTAAGCAAAGTGTTCTAAAGTTTTCTTTCCGAATTGTGTTGTCCAACTTAATCCATAAGGAAATGTTTTGTGAAATGGTTTAACAACAATTAAATCATCCTTCTTTAAAGATTTTGATTTTTTCATACTTATCAGGAACAACTACAATATTTACATCCTGAGAACGATGCTCTCCATAATAAACTGTCACAGTGCAATAATACTCTGAAACAAAATTAATGAATCCAACCTGATTCTCATAGAGAACCATCATTCCCTGTTCAAATATCACTCATATCCTCCAGAAATACCCACTCACTTGGTTCCTCACCATCAACTACAAACTCCTGATACAATGCATCAGAATCATCAATTCGATCGGCAGTGACAAGTTCACACATTCGCTCACTCCAATATGCCTCCAGATTGATAATTTGCTTTTCTTTCATTCGATCGTTGCTCAGTGAAAACATTGTTCTAAAATTGATAGTTTGAGTTGCATTGCAGAGTATGGAGTTGTATCCCCAAACTCTACCGAATCTCCGCACTTGGAGGAGTTAATAGGGGCGTGATAGGATTCGGTTTTGGTGTTGAAGAATCCCCAAATACTTCGCGCACTAGCACCATCGTTGTAAACAAATTTATAATGATTGCGAATCCAAATAGCAATGATGTTGCGTTTAAATTCTTCAACTTCATAACTGTAACCCTCTGGTGCTGTGTGTTGAAATGATTCAGGTAAGGAAAGAATCAACGATTCCGATTTCTTCGTCTTCTTCATTACTTAACATTAAACGAGTTGCTTTGTAAACATTTTCCTGAATCCGATCATCATAAGAACTCTCACATTCATCACGCCAATCAATCAAAACATCATGGCACTGATTGTCATTCTCAGCAACAACTGCAATCAATCCTCCATACTCAGAACTTGGAAAAGGAACCCAGTAATTAACAAGATACAAATACTTCATTGATCAAGAAACCATAATTTTTTCAAAGAGTTCATCAAATACATCTTGATCATACCTTGCGTACATACCACTGTCCCGTAGATCAATCATAATTTGTTGAAGAAGTACAAGTTCCTCATATGCAAGGTTGTCGATAATCAATTGTTGTTGCATCAGCATTGATTGTTTTGGTGATTTACATTACAATTATACCATAAAGTGAGAGGAAATCAATACCTCCCACTTTTATATCATATCAGCACATCACAGGAGAATAATCATCACCAGTGTAAGAATGGAGATTGAAGTCAGTCACCGTAGCACCATTAGCAATCAGATTGCTGATGGAATACAGAGCATCGCTCTTGACAACGGTAGAGAAAGAGATCATCTCACTCTCAGCACCAGGATGCCAGATCACACGCTTCACAAACCGCTTTGCAGCAGGAGTGCAAGGGTAGAAGTCGATTTGATTGGCAAAGGTTTGGAGTTGCATCGGGTGTTCTCTTGATTACCTTGTTATTATAGGGTGAAATGGGTGCCGTGGAAGCAGCAGTGTGCCACTTCCTCAACTGTCCATCATCAGGCACCAATAACAGAAACGTCGACCTCTTTGATGTTCAATCCACACAACTGATTGTAGACTCGCTCTTGAATCTTGGCACAAGTATTACCCTTTGCGTTGAGTTTGACACGCTCATACCAAATAGTCGTGCATCCATCATTAGTGGAAACTTGAATTCGGATGTCCTTCAAAGCGTGCTTCTCTTGATTACCTTGTAATCATACAGGCAACCGTGCTTCACTGGGGGATCTCTGTGCCAGTTTGGAAGGTGGTACACTCAACTCCTCCATAATAATTTGTTTTGGTAGAAAGTTCCAGCAATAGTAACTACTACTGAAGGTAATCTTATCATTTGGACGACCATCAGGACTATGAAACTTCATCCGCTTGTCAAACATCAACAGTTGTAAATCCTTATCCTTAAACAATTGCTTTGGAGCACTATCATTCAACCAAGTGTTAGTCATAATCAATGCAAATGGTTTGTTAAATGATAATGCTCTCTCAAAGAACTTACGTTTGTTTGTGAATGGTGGATTGGATACAATCACATCCCAGTGACCCTCTGGTTCATAAGTGAGGAAGTCTTGATTATACTTAATGTGAGTAAAAACTACCTCATTCTGTTCCTTAATCTGCTTTACAAACTCACTATCAATCGTGTCAAATGGACACCAGACAACTGCATCTTTAGGAATATATTTGAGGATAGGAGTTACACCATAATTTGGAGTGTAACACTCATCGTTGTTACCCTCAGAGTACATCAGTTCTTTAGAATCCATATTCAACCCAGAATACATTTACCAACTGCATAGATCTCTTTCTTAGAAATAGTGATACCGATACGGGGATCTTTAGCATTACCGTTCTTTTTCTTCGGATACTGTTTCTTAGCCTTGGGAAGGAGAATGGCAAGAACGTCGTTACAATCTAACTTCCACACTTCCGCAATTTTACCACCATCATAACGAGCATAATAGTGATTCTTATACTTACCAATCTTATCCTCAATCAGATACCGTTCTTGTTCTTCCCAAGTGTCTTGAACGCTAATGCCATTATACGTTGCATTGATAGAATTTGCAATAGTGGACTTATACTCTGCACCACCATCTTCATCAAAAGCATCAGCACCACTATAATCTTCAGCGATAGAATGACCTAACACTCCCGCCATATGTATTTCACGAGAGCGAGCATAACTGAAAGGATCACCCCAACCTTGTTCTTCACAAAGTTTATACATCTCTTCATAGAGTGCTTGGTAGCGTTCTTCAGGAGTCATCAGTGCCTTGCGTATCCACTTATTATAGGGCACTCTGTGCCCCTACAAGGGCACTCTAGTCCAGTTTCCAAATCGTCCCACTAGAAAGCATAATTAATCCATTCTGGATCATTTGTGTCAAGAATAGAAAGCATCACACCATTATAATGAGATTTTGGTTCTTTCATCAGTTTCATACCAGTTTGCTCAAGAAGTTTGTTTCCTTTCTTGACATTACAGGATGAGCAAGCAACTACCATATTCTCCCAAGTATCTCCACCACCTTTAGAACGTGGAACAACATGATCTATAGTTAGTTTCTTTGTTGCTCCACAATATTGACACTTATTTCTATCCCGTTTGTATATCATACTGCGGGATGGTTTTGTAATACTAAAAGAATTATATGGTATCTTAATGTTCTCAACCAATCGAATTACCTTGGAAGAAAGAACCTGTGCCTTTTCCTTCAGTATGAGAACAACTGCTCTCTTCCAAGATGTAAAGTTGATTGGCATATAACCAGAACTTAAGACTAATATCGTCTTATATGGTTGTATCTTGAGATGGTTCATTGCTGCTGAAGTTGTTGGGTTTGAGTTGTTTCAGTGTTGATGCTTTCCTTAAAGTTGTTACCTTGAACAAAACCAAATCCACCAAGAGCAAGAGTCGATGCAAGAATAATTGCAATTGCTTTACCATTCTCATCTTCTACTGCATCAGATAATCCAGTACCACATAGTTTCTTAGAGACCCAATATCCAAGTGCTCCACCTGCTGCCATAAAAACCCAAGGAGCAAGAAATACAACAAGAAATAGAATTGCTGCCCCTCCTAGCAATATACCGCTTCCCTCCATTGACCCTCCACCAGAAGAATCTGAAGAGTTGCTTACTTGCCTCACATTGTAGATGTCATTTTCATCAGCATTGTAAATTTCTGCCATCATTCTTTTTGCACCATAAGCGGTGTTAGAACTAACAGTAACTGTCTGACGACCAACATCGGAACCCATCCAAACATCACCAGAATACTGAGCCATTGATCTAAATTTGAATTGTTTTTATTATACAGCAGGTCTGTCGATTTGATCAAGTGGGTGTGACAGTTTATTTTGTGGACCACTGTAAGGAGTTTCAATGTAACTCCAACTCTTTACTAGAAGTTCTGTAAATCGTTCCTGTTTTTCTGGAACTACTGATGCGGGTCTAAGTGTAATTGCTACTTTGAGATCCTTAAGTTCCTGCCATTCCTCTTTAGTCATAATCCAACTGCAATTATGAGCATATTCTAACATATGTAGAAGAATGGTCTCATTTTTTTAATATTGTCTTTAAGTTTGGGAAAATATTCTTTACAATTACTCAGAATCAGTAAAGAAATCTCCCCAGATACCTTTACTACCAGGCTTTCTTGATTCCAACTTATCCAAAAGAGAGTCCGTTGAAATTAAAGAATCAATTTTATGAATCATTTCCGCAATCACACTTGTTACCATTGGACGCTCACCTCTAGCAGCAAATGCCAGAGCATTTCTTAGATTAGATTCTGCATCTTTAAGTGATTCTTCTACTTGTTTTGCCAGTGCCATATCTTTCTCCTAATTAAAATTAAAGGTGCTTGTTTTCCCAAAAATCATCCCAATCTTTTTGATCTACATTTTCGGAAAGTATAGACTTTGGTGCCATATCCAGTTTAGCACGTTTATTATAGTATTCTGCTTCACGCAGGTTATACTCACGACATTGTTGCTTCTCCTGATCTGATGCTGCTTTGTTGCACATTGAGTTCAGTTCTTCTTCAGTGTAGTTTGTATTAGTATTGAACTGAATGATACTCCTATCAGGATAACTAAAATTTCCTGTTATATGCTGAGAATGACCAGTAAACAGTTGCATCATTGCTGATACTTTTTCCAGTTTCTTTTTATGATAGTCTTGCCAAGTCTTAAGTTCATCAATCAAATCATTATAAAATGTTAAAGGGGAATAGTTATCATCATCAAGATATTCTGCGATTGTGTCACCTATGTTGTCTTTCATTCGAATACGATGAAGATCGACATCACCACTACTAATTTCCTTTGTCATTAAGTTTATCCTCCAGTTCTTCAATTCTAACATAAAGGTCTTCAATTAGTGAAGTCAACTTATAGAAGTTTACTTTACCAAACTCATAGTATCCATTGTCTGCTGTAATTTCACTGAAGATTTCTCTCCATTTATGTGTTCTTTCAGTCATCACAAGTGTCCGTAGTTTTGTTGATAATATAGAAATCTTTGCATTGATGGTCTAATACCTAGACTCTCACAACATCTCAAATAAGAGATGAATTCATACCAAGGTGCTGTAGGGTCAGTGTCCGCCATATCTACACCTCATTGTGTGAAGATAATTAAGAACTTCTTCCCTAATCTCCATCAGTTCATTGTAGCACTTTTGATTGTGTGCACATTGGCGAAGTGTTGAATCTGGTTTGTGAACAGATTCAATAAAGATGTCAAGTCCCCTCAACATCTTATCTTCTTTAGATTCACCGTCAGGAATGCTGTTCTGGTCTTTCATTGGTTAATCCCACCAATACTGTAAGTTATTTAAGCAAGAATAAAATGCCGAAAATGGTTCACAATGCCCATAAACAATTCTATCCTTAAGATTATCAATATAAGTTATGATACCTCTAGTTACAGGGTTGTCCTGAAGATAGTCTCTAAATTGAAATGTATCAAACTTTTCATTGTAAACAAAATGGGGAAATTGGTGCTCCCATCCCCTAAAGAATATATCATCTCTTTTTAGACCTTCTTCGTTGTAAGATACCCATTCTCCAGTATCTTCATCCCTCCGAGTTTCTAATCCATCAAAATACTTTTCTGCAACATTCTTATCTTGAACGTAGATCTTCTCTACCCACTCTGAACATAATTCATGACACATCTTCTTAAATGTGCTATTTTGGGCAGTAAAAACAAGATTGTAATCAATGAAGGTCCAGTTAGAAGTTTGCTTCGTAGTTTCTTTGTACCTTGCAGAATGATGAAGGATTGTGAATTGAGTTTCTAAATCATATTTTTTCATCTTATTACACAATTTTTGGGTTTAATTTTCACAACCTCAACAATAAGTTCTTCTTTCATTTGGGAAGAAAAATCTTCGATATTTTTGATGTTGTTTACTATTTGATTTACATCTTTGCAAGAAAGAGTAAAAGACGTTGCTGATGCCAAGAGAATGCTAAACATAGTCAATAATCCTCCAACTTCAATTGATATTTATTTTTGAAGTGTCCAATGCTCATTACCTTTTTTCTGAACCCAGAAACAGTATTGCCGATTCAAAGAAACTAGAAAGAACTTATCAGCAGTTTCCTGTTCAATTTGGCAAGAATGGAAACTATCCATAATGTTACAAAAACGATTCTTTGCCTTTGAACTCTTCGGAGTTACGTTAATAAACTTCTTTTTGGTTGCAGTCATACCAGTTTTGAATCTCCTGTAAGTTTAGGTGATTTTGAGTGAATTGTGGGATGTTGTGTGCCAGTTAGTCGATTGGCAACTTTGCTACACTCTTTCCCTTACGATGCTTTTCAATAAAGTTCCTTGCAGATTTTTCATTGCGGCAGAGTTTAATTTGCTGCCCCTTATGTATAATCATAAGTTGGGTGCTGTCTACACCAAAGGGTACAGCAGCATAGACATTCGGATCCTCCCATTTGCCAACGATAAATCCTTTTTCCATAAAATCCTCCTTTTTATTGCGGTCCAGGTGCCATAGGGCGTTTCAGGTGAAATTACAAGTTTTTTGGGTTTTTGCTCTAGTGGTGGACTGGGTTCTCAGTGGGACTCAGGCAAGACACCGAAGAGATGGGTCAGTTCTTCAGAATACTATTACCCTTTTTCCTGTTGCAGTGGTTACATGCAATAGCGATGTTTTCAACGTCAAATGCAAGGTGAGGTGCTTCAACGTATGGAATAATGTGATCCAGACAAAAGTGAGTTTCCTTTGTTCTTGGACCTTTCCAACCGCAGTAAGAACATTTTACGACATAACCATCACAGCAAACTGCAGGAGCAATGATTTCATTCCAATACCAATACCTAAATTGTGCCCACTGTTCTGTTTGGCAAAGATACCAAGAATTTGGAAGAGTTGTCACGCCATCCCACTGCGCTAACATTGATCTCATAAATTATACTTTGATAAAAATCCTTCTTT